TCATATCTTTCTCGCTGCATAATTCTTGTTCGAATAAAATGTGTCAAGTGATATTGACAAAACCATTGTATCCATACCATTTGCCTCGTAGCCCTGCTTTATGACGTTGTAATAATAGCTCATCGGCGGCGAGATGTGACCGCTGTTCATCAAATATGCCATACACTCTTTCTTTTCGCCATTAACATCTATCTCAAAAAGTTCCTTGCGGTAATAGTTCGGAAAGCCCTCATATTTGTCAAGACTGTGCTCATCTCGTCCGTCTATCTCCCATATGAGGACTGGAACTTCTGCATTCTCTTTTGGCACAATAGTAGCAACGCCTCTGAACTCCAGCTCATAACCTTTCAGCAGTTCTTTACCGACGACTTTTGAATTCGGGCAGCGGTTTGCCATTTGTTCAAGATTGATGTTACTACCATAGGCGATATATAATCTTCTGTATTCCATAAAAATCTCCTTTTCAAATTTACATACTCATTTCAAGTTCTTCAATGCCGTCACATTCGCTTTCTGACGGCTCGTTGTTTTCATCGGGTATACACTCGGTTTCATCATTGGAATGGCACACAGGCTCGTTACGCTGCTCACGGGTGGCTTGTTTCTCAAGCTCTCGCTTTTCTTTAAGTCTCGCCCTAGCAGCTATGCCGTCCTCCGAGTGTCGCCAGGCTATGTCACCCTCAAGATGTTTCAGCAGATGCGACCTGCAATTCTTGAATTCATCTCCTATCAGTCCAAGGTTTAAAAGCCATACTCTGAAACTGTATCTCATATTATCACTTTGTGAAACGTGCGGGGAACAATATTTCTTGGTCATAGCCGCATTGCTTATGGCTAATGCAAGCACTATCTGACTTCTTACCTCGCCAGCGTGAAGTGAACCATTATACGCACGAATCTCGTAATGCCCGTGCTGAAAAAAGCTGTGAAGATTGCAGATAACATATCGGCTGTTCGAGTAATGCTGAAACTGCTCGCTCATTCTGCCGTGATACCAAAGCCGCTTTATCGTTTCCATATCGGTAGGTTTCTTTTGGTTTATCTCTTTGATAAATTCCTTGTCCATTTTGCGGCAGTAGCCTTCACGGGCAGACGAAACCTGTAAAGCGTCCCACAGAAAATCTTCTTTGCTTGCAAATATGTTCACAAGATTTCTTATCTGCTGAGGGGTATAATCGTCCGCCGAAATATGGATATGCGTCCCTGCACAGTACCTAGGACCTGTTACTCCTCCTGCACGACGCAAAGCTCTGACAACTTCCTGCAAAAGCGGAATATCCTCATATTCCAGCACAGGAGAATTCATTTCCACGCTGTAAGACTTAGACGCTCTGTCGCCGTTTGCGTTGTAGCAGTTGATACTGCCGTCATAAACTATCGCCCACTTTCTATTCTTGGCATCTGTTACAACGTATTTATCATAACTGCCGCCCTCGTGTTCAACACTTCCGTCAAGCACTTTGGCCATAGCTTTTGCCGCCTGACTTCGTGTAAGTCCTGTCATTTCGATCTCAATGCCGTATTTTCTCGTTTTTATGCCTTCAAAGTTTTTGGACAATGCTGCACCTCCCAACAAAAAACAGCCTGTGGATATTACGCAAACCGTTCTCTGATATTACTCTATTTCCGTTCTGACCTCATACCCACCTTTGAAGATAACCAATATCTCGTTCTTGCTTAGCACTTTTATACATTCAATAAGCTTTCGTACCAATACGTTATCGAATGTTTGCAGCTCAAATTTTTCGTGTTCTATCATTTCCGTGACCTTATCAAGCTTTTGCTGAGTTTCGGCAGAGGTTTTATTCTGCGATTTGAGCATTTTCAATCGTTCATTTAAGTCTTGTTCCTCGGCATAAAGCTTTGCAAACTCACCGTCTAGCTTGTCCTCGTCACAGCCGCCGGAAGCTATGAGATTGATAAGATCAGTTCTTGCTTGGTCGATCTCTTTCAGTCGCTTTTCTGCGGCTAATATTTCTTTCTGACCTTGACATTTCAGAACAGAGCTGATATTTGCTTTTAAAATTCTCTTAATATCATCACAGCAGGAGTAATAGTTATTTATCGCACGAATAATTCCACGGTGCAGGTTTTCTTCCTTGACCGTAGGCGAATTGGGACAGTATCTTCTGCCGTGTTCCAGTCGGCTTATACATCGCCAAACCACTTGTTTATTTCCACCTTTTGTCCATATTCTGCGTCTGTACGGAGTCCCGCATTGTCCGCATATCAACAATTCAGACAATGCATATTTTCCGCTGTATTTTCCTTGCTCAGTTTTGGTCTGATCGGATATTTTTCTTTTTGAGCTTCGTCTTGCAATTTCCTGTTGTACCCGATTAAAGGTATCACGGTCGATTATGGGAGTGTGATGGTCTGTAATAAGATACATCGGACGCTCTCCGTTATTTTTCACAACCTTGTGTGTAATGCAATCGACCGTGAAAGTTTTTTGCAAAAGTGCGTCTCCCACATATTTCTCATTTTTCAGAATGCTCTGAATTGCACTCTTAGTCCACTCACTTTTACCGGTTGCTGTAGTTATTTTTTGATCCATTAAGATCTGAGCGATGTTAAGTAATGTATATCCGTCAAGGTAAAGATTGAAGATCGATCGTACAGTTTCAGCCTCTTCCGGAACTATCTCAGGCTTGCCGTCTGCTCCCTTTCTATATCCTAACAAATGCTTATACTGAAATGGCACTTTTCCCTCCCGAAAAGCTTTTTCCTTACCCCAACTGACGTTTTTGCTTATAGATTCTGACTCAGCCTGTGCAAAACTTCCATACAAAGCTATCATAAACTCGCTTGTCATTTTCAGCGTGTTTATGTTCTCTTTCTCGAAAATAACACCAATACCCAGGTCTTTAAGCTGTCTGACATATTCGAGGCAATCCACCGTATTTCGTGCAAATCTTGATATTGATTTTGTTATCACAAGGTCGATCTTTTTCTTTTTGCACATTCTTATCATGCGGTTAAACTCTGTCCTTTTCTTTGTTTGAGTTCCGCTGATCCCTTCGTCGGCAAAAACTCCGGCAAGCGTCCATTCCTTTTTTCGGTTGATCAAATCGGTGTAATAGGCGATCTGTACCTGATATGAATTCTGCTGTTCCTCTTGTTCTGTGCTGACACGGCAGTATGCGGCAACTCTTAATTGGTGATATTTATCACGGTTTTCCGTTGTCTGCACTTTCGCAGGGATTACCGTTACATTCGGAGCTGTGGGCATTTTTATCATTCCTCTCTGTAATATTTTTGATGTGTACTCCGTTGATAAATTCAACCTCTATGGTACAAAAATGGCTTATCCAGATTCGTGAAATACACGCTTTGAATAAGCCAATATCTAATGTATTTAATTGCTCGTGGTCTTTAAGAACAGCCTTGATTTTCTCTGTTTTTTGTGGACTGTCGCTGTAGGTACAGCAGTCGTATTTCATTTCGGCAAGCTTAAAGATCTCAGATTTTATTCTTTCAAAATCCGTTTGGGTTGAATCTATCATCTGATTTACCTCATTCTGCTGACGGATAACATCGGCGGTAGGCAGGTATGTGCTTACCTCTCCTCCGCATTCAATTAAACTTGGGTTTGCAGCAGCGGAGTTCAGAACAGTGATCACTGCACCGAGAATCATCTGATCAGTCATACGATATTCTAATTTAAAGCAGTCAGGATTTTCACAGTTCCAATATTCACGACCCTTGCCGTTAGTTTTTCTATAAGCTTTTCCGCCGCATTCAGCACAGTATGTAACCTTTCGGATTTCCCGAAGATCATCGGAAATCAAATTCAGAGTTGTGGCTTTGCGTTCTCGCTTTTCATTTGCTCTTTTAAAAATATCCTCATCGATCAACTGCGGATATTTGTTCGTTCCAAGATATTTTTCGTTTTCTATGATCCGCTTGACCATATTTTTATTCCAATAGTCTGAACCCTCAGTATATTTGATTTTTTCGGACTCCATAAGCTTTGCAATCTGCAATAAACTTTTGCCTTTCAGATATTCGCCGAATATTTCTGCTACTGCGTAAACCTCGTTTGGCTCGGTTGTGATTTCGCCGTTTTTCATACAGTAACCAAAGGGGGTAACTCTGTTTTGGGACATATTAATTTCACCTCCGAATACAACAATACCACAAAGCCTTTGAAATAGCTATATACAAAGGCAATAAATTTACGGTATTAAAATTGTCTATTCTATATTCTCCCTCAATTTCAATTCTCCGATCAAATGAAACTCCAGCTCATGCTGATTTACAACCACGATTTTTTCAACTATACTCTCAAACGCTGACTCATCAAATTCTGTTATTGGTTTACTTTGTTTTTCAAAAAAGTCGATCAGCATTTCAATCTGATTGATGGTTTCATCCTCGTCATCTGAACGTGTCAGCTTTTTCAGCTCAGCTTGCAGTTTATTGACTTTTGCGGTCAGTTCCATAGTCTGCTCAATATATTTCGCCTCGTTCAGAAATCCTTTGGTTTTCAGCCTTGCAAGTACGTGCATCTGTTCACGAAGTTTGGCTACCTCTTTGTGCATATCCATTACCTGAGTTTTACCGCTGAATTTTCGGAGCTTTAGATCCTGCAACGCTGTTTGAAGCGGTACAAGGATCTGTTTGTAATTATACCATAGCTTGTTATACAACCTGATAAATGAAGAATAAAAGTCTCTTTCAAATATAGCCCCATTTTCACAATCCGACGCATTTATGTCATGTGTACGGCAAACCCAAAATGCACCTTTTTCACGATTTCTTCGCTTATACGTTGCTCCGCATTTCTTACAGTTGATTTTTCTCGACAACACATATTCGTTGCTAACATAATCTCTGTGACGGGATAGTAGCAACATCTGCACTCTGTGAAAAGTATCCTTATCAATAATAGCCGGATTTACGTCTTTAGCATAATATTTCTGCTTTTCGCCGTAATTTCTTTTCTTTATGTGTGGAAGTATTTCCGTAACGTAACTTTGCTGGTATACTGCATTCCCTATATATCGTTCATTCTTTAGTACATATCTCACATTGTCAGCCTGCCACATAACTGAACATTTACTGCTTGGCACATTCATACTGTTAAGCTTATCTGCGATCATTTTTAATCCGTATCCGCTGCAGTACCATTCAAAAATCTGACGAACTATCGGTCTTTGATTTTCATCAATTTCTAAATCGCCATTTACCTTTTTAAATCCAAATGGCGGAGTAGCGTTTTTGTAAGTTCCATTCTGCATACGCTTTTGAACACTCCACCGCAAATTCTGTGATATCGAAGTTGACTCCTCTTGAGCCAGACCGCCCATAATAGTTATCATCATCTCATCAGTCATATCGGCAGTATCGATGTTCTCTTTTTCAAACAGCACCGTTATGCCTAAGCTTTTCAACTCTCTGATGTTTTTCAGACAGTCTTTGGTGTTTCGGGCAAATCGACTTATAGACTTTGTGTATATCCTGTCTATTTTACCTTTCCGGCAGTCGCTTATCATTCGCTGAAATTCATCACGTTTGTCCTCACGGGTACCTGTTATTCCCTCATCTGCATATATGTCAACAAGCTGTTCTCTGTCAGACTTTTCGAAAGCTTTCTCGTAGTATCTTGTCTGAGCCATAAAGGAATTAAGCTGATCTTCGCTGTTTGACGATACACGACAGTATGCCGCACAACGGATCTTTGTGTTTTGTTCTGCTGCTATGGTCGGCTGTATTATCGTTACTGTTGGCATTTTCTCACCTCCGTTTTACCAACAAGGATACCACAAGTTTTTCTGAAATGGTATCATCAAACCTAACGAAATTACTTATCCTTTTCTGTGCGGTTTTCATACTTATCTGCCTGTCCTGCTGCTATACAAAGGCACATAACAGTTATGCCGATAAAAGCTCCGACAAACAAGCCAATAAAAAATCCTACCATTTTATCCCCCCTCCTATGCTGCGTCCTTTGACGATTGAAATTCCTTGAAAATATCTTCTGTATTTCTATTGTTAAAGTCCTGCTTTTCGCTTTCTTCAAGAATTTTGTCAAGTTTATCTGCAAATATTCTTGCCATATAATCGCTGTATTCTGCCTGCCCGAACTTATTCATCAAAATTCACTCCTATGCTTATTTTTATAATCCGATCAATTCCCTTCATAAATTCTCTGTCCAAAGATCCTACATATTTTTTCAGCCTGCATCGGTCAATAGTGCGAATCTGTTCAGCAAGAACAGTTGAACTTTTAGGCAGTCCTGAACATCTTATCTGAATATGCACAGGCAGATCCTTTTTTCTCACAGAAGAAATCGGCACTACTACAACCGTTGGGCTATGTTTATTGCCCACATTATTCTGCACTACCAGCACTGGACGAACACCGCCTTGCTCTGAACCGACAACGGGATTTAAATTCGCATAAAAAATATCACCTCGTTTGATCAGCATTTTCGTTCACCTTTCTTTGGCATCATAAATCCATTTTTGTATCTCACACAGCTATGGAACGAACAGAACAGTACGTCTGCATTTCTGTCATACCACACGCATCCGCAGCATGGATGCTTGTCCGATAATCTGATTGTAGGAGCAGGAATATATACTCCAAATTTATTATATTCGTACCGAAAATCTGATTTTTCAGGCTTAACTTTTTCGCTCATATATCAGCCTCCTGACTTTTGTTAATTTATATGTAACAGGCGGTCTGCAAAAGTGTGCAAACCGCCTTTAATTCGTTTTGCCTTCGTCCGATTCATTTTGTTTCGGACGTTTTCCGTGATATTTATCCTCAATATCCGTCACGGCGGAAATCTGCAAGCGACCGACAGCTTATCGGTCTCATGGGCATTTCACCCGCTCTTTTAGCCCCTACTGGGAAGTATCATTATCCTCACACGTTTCATCGCCTTTTCGGAAAGCCGTTCCGAATTTTGAAACGTCACATTTATCGCTCATCCTTTCGGAGTCTTGGCGTATGGTTTCTTTGGCTGCCGAGATTTCATACCGGCCGTGTGATTAACGTACTTGCAGAGTTGATATTCTATTGTCAAGATTCTCATGGATTTGGATCGCTCCTTTTCCCTTTCACCCTGTAGCCGATGAGAATACCCTTTTTATGCGTTTGAAAATTGCCTTCTTAAAATTTCAGCGATTTTATTAATTGCACGGGATATATTTGACTGGTTTCTTAGTAGAATTGACGAAATTTCTTTTTGGGTGTACCCGTCAAATATGTACATTGTAAAAGCTTCACGCCAGATTTCCGGCAAAGACATGATCTGCGAATACACTTCCATGTCCTCGATCTCATCTATCCAGCCATAACGATTGTTTGCCGAATAATCATCATAAATCGTCAGCGTTCTGCTGCCTGAATTATCAAACAGTCCAACCGTTTTTTCGCTGTAACGCCGATTAGAGTTGAAAACCTCACGGTCAAACTCATAAATTCCCGCTATCTGTTTCTCAGTCATCCCTGCTTTTCTGTACTCCTCAGCGTTTTTTTGCCACTGTTCTTTAAATTTATTTTCCTCCAAGCCATGATTATAACTCATATTTTTACCTCCGTTTTGATTTTTTCGTTCTGAATCAAAACGAAGGCCTATGGGTATTTGGCAATGCTGCATTGCCAGTATTTAAAAATTGGCATAAAAAAATAGACCTTTCTGCTTTTAAAACAAAAAGGTCTATAAAGAAAAAGGAGTATAACTTTCGGCTTTAAAAGCTTTTGTTATACTCCAACGTTTCGTATCTTATATCATTACCTTAAATTATATTGATGTTGTATGCTCCTTAATATATTTCTCTGCGGTTTTTAGCTGCACTTACTATACCGCATATGATCATAATAATCCCTGCAAGACCAAATGCTCCGAAAACGCAGTATACTATTTTCTGTGTGTTTTCTGACGGCATACAATAAATTTCCTCGGGCTTTTCGGGAACGACCCGACCTGTAAATTCTTCGCCGACATATGTAGACTGATTTCTGATTACTTTTGCAGTTATCTGATCACCTGATTCATTAATGTAAACCGCCTCGACTGTCTGCTTTCCCTTTCGCCCCTGAATCACTGAAACAACTGTGCATTCAACCTCTTTTCCGTTTTCTTTATAGTTCTGTATCTTTGTTACATTCTTATAGGCAATAAATCCTACAACAATCAGTAATATTATGCCTACTGTTATGTACAACTTAGCGTTGGATTTGTTATTCATAGCATTCACTTCCTGTTATATTATTTTATATCGATATAACCATTTAACCATTCTTTCGCTTCACCCGCACATATTAATTGATCATGATGATTAAAACAAATCACATATGTTAGTTCTTTATTTATAATATAAAATTCAAAACCAAATGATTCATTTAGCAATCTTGTAAGATCAAACCCATTACTAATCTCAATAGCAACCCAAGAATCAACATCATTAAATATTATTAAACAAGGAACGTCACCAACAAAGTCTTCAATGTAACTCCATCCAAAAGGATCATTTAAATATGCAGGATCCGTTATGTTTTCCCATAGGAAAATACCCTTTGCCTTGTAGTTATCTACATATCTTGACTTTAATAAGCCTAATATGTTCACAGTATCATTTTGACTTAAGATTCTAATATCAATTTTTAATCTATTAGCATTATCTGAAGTGTTATACTGAAAGAGCAGTCGACAAACACCCAAAAATCTGGTAGAATATAAGTAACAAAACCGGAAAGGGAAAACGACCATGAAGTACAGTAAAGAATTCAAAGAAGAAGCATTAAAGCTATCAGACGAGATCGGACTGAAAAAGGCTGCTCAGCAGTTAGGTATCCAGTATTACACACTATCCGATTGGCGCACAAAGCGAAATGCCGCTGCCAAAGCTAAAAAGTATCAGATGACCGATGATGAAGCAAAGCTGCGTATTACGGAGCTTGAACGTGAAAATGCCGAGCTTCGCAAAGCAAATGATATTCTCAAGGATGCACTCGGTTTTTTCGCAAAAGACCGGAAGAAGTAAAGACAAGCGAACGTCACCTGTTCGTCAACGAGTTCCGTAACAAGTACGGAGCGAAAGCAATATGCAGATTTTTGAAAATCAGCGAATCAGGCTATTATCGCTGGCTCAGGAATCAGGGCAAGCCCGGTGCAAGGCAGCTTCTTCTGGTCAAAATACAAGGAATACTATCAGAGCATCCTGACAACAAGAATTACGGTGTCAGAAGGATGCAGGCAGCTCTTGCCCAGAAAGGCACTCACGTCAGCCTCAGAACAGTATATCGTACTATGAGCGAAGCAGGGCTTATCCACAGGCATCGCAGACCTCATGGTATCACAAAAGCTGATACTGAAACTCAGAACAGAGAGAATCTGATCAAAAGAAATTTCAGCGCAGACAAGCCGCTGAAAAAGCTGCTGACCGATATCACCGAGGTTCAATGCGCTGACGGGAAACTCTATGTTTCGCCGATTCTCGACTGCTTCAACGGCGAGATCGTCGCTCTTGAAATGCGTGATAATATGAAAAAAGAACTCTGCATAGACACCGTAAAACAGCTGCGTGAGAAGTACGGCAGGCTCGATGGAACTGTCCTTCACAGTGACCGTGGCTGCCAGTATACAAGCTATGCCTTTCGCAGGGAGCTTGTAACAAACGGGCTCATCCAAAGCCTCAGCGGTACTGCTCACTGCTATGACAACGCTCGTATGGAGAGCTTCTTTGCCACATTGAAAAAAGAAAAGCTGTATCATATACCTACATACCGAATGAAGCGTGAAGAAGTCAAAACTGTCATCTTCCGATACATCTTCGGCTACTACAACACCCAAAGGATCAACAGCTTCAATGCGGGCGGTCTCCCACCTGTGGCACTAAGAACTTCAACAGGGTTGGCTCATCACGCTGCCTGATATCTGCCTATCCAAGATTTTGGGTATTCTCTGACTGCACATTCCTTGACAATTCCAGAATTATGGACTGGTGATCCTCTATATGCTTGGCGAAGGCAAATTAAATTCATGAAAAATATAAAGAGTAATATCCAAAATAGGATAAAACATTTTAGATAAAAAGGATGACACTACAGGTAATACTGCAGATATACAAAGATGTTTTATGTCACTTTTATGCACAAACTTCAAAAAATATATTGAACTAATGTATATTAGCAAGAGAGAAATTATGTAGTATGCATAAATAAATACAATTAATAAATTTTGTTTAAGAAAACCATACAATGATCTATCGGTAGTCATAGTGCTTAATGCATTTACAAATCTTGCATTTATGTATTCAAAGCTTTCACAGTTTATTATTAGATCTGCATCTTTAAATGGATTATAGCAACAGGCTACACCTACAACATTGGCTACTATAGTCAAAAGAGCATATATCAATATCTTATACCATTTTTCGACATATAACCTATGTCCGTTTTCGTAAATAATGTTATAATCAACGCAGCAGCAACTCAGAGCAATAATAATTTGAAATACTATTGCGGCTACTCTGATATAATAATTGTAATTATAAAATAGGACGAGTATTGGTCTAATAAATGTGAAAATAAGAACTATCAATATTAGATACGCAAGTGAACGATATTGCTTTTTGTTCCTAATTAAATCTATAAAACACACACTACTTGTAACAAAACTTATGATAAACATAACATTTTTTATCATAAAATACACCTCGAGGTAAATGAAATGAAAATATTATACTATCTTTGGGCTGCATTTAATATATATAATTTTATCCATTTGATAATTTACAAACACAAGCATAAAAAATAGCTACATTAGAATTATATCACAAAATATGCTAAGTTGCAATAATAGGCACATACACCTAACACAGGTGTAACAGACAGCGACACAGACGGCAGAACAGCACTTGGCAGCATTGCGATAATTCTCGCAGGCACTGCATTTTTTATGTTCAGCAGAAAAAAGAAAGATAATTGATGCTGTCTGAAAAAAGACAGCTAAAGGGGATCAATTTATCTATACATGAAAAAAGCCCCTGCAACAGGGCAGGGGCTGGGGAGGTAATGCTTGATGAAGATCAGGATCAATAGGTCTTGCAGAAAACGCCGTCAAGATCGCTACAACGGTATGGGACGCTGCCTTTGTATTGAGCCAAAGCGTTTATGCAATGAAAGCAAAAAGCTGATAGTTGTTGACCCTATGTCTAATGTCATAGTCGTGACAAAGGAAAAAGATTATGGAGCAAAAAATGAATGAGTATAGATACTTTATAGCAGACGATAACAAAACAGGAACTCTAATTTTCAGTAATGAAATAAAAGGCGAAGATATGCTGCTTCTTGTAGGATACGTTATCTACTTTTACAATGCAGCGTCCGTTGATGATATCGTAGACAAGCTTGTAACCATGTATGGCTTTAGTGTCATAAAGGAACATATTACAGCTCTTGACCTCAACACTAATCCTGATACACCTTATACATACTATGACCTTATCGATGAGGGCGGCTATTGTGAAAGTGATGGATATATGTACTCCGATATTGACAGAATAAAGAAACATTTTTCAGGAGAAAAATCACAGAAGATGTTACGCACTATCGGTCGATTTAATGCTAAGAAAGGATGAGATTCTTGTCAAATTATAAGCAATTAAGGTTTATCATTTCAAGAAATGGTGACACGGCAAAAACTGTTCTCAAAACTTCATACGATATTGTAAGTTTACCATACTTGCTAACATATGTTATAGGACGATTTTATGAGGAATATGCGTTCGAATGCATTGGCTTTAGCTCAAGCGAGCTTACTGATATGCTTTTGTCTATGTACCCAAAAGATTTTGCGGTATCAACGGACAATGCGGATCTTGTTATTGATGATTTAGAAACATGGGAAAGAAATTGCAGTTCATATGGTATCATGAGAAAAACAGGCACTTTTAAGCCAAGAAAATTAAATTACTCTGAACAGCTATTTTGTAAATTAAAGAAACACTGCAAGCAGAATGGGTTCCGTGCTGTGTACGCCGAAACAAACGAAGAAAGCCTGATTATTTTTTACAGACCCCAAAGTAATCAAAGAGTATTCGGAATACGAAGAAACTGTTATTCAAAAAATGGCAATAGCATAGAAATTGGTCTTTTAATAAATGAAAACACATTTTTGTGGTTTAAGACAGCAGCTATCGTTTCCTATAAAAAAAATTTAAAATCGATATTCAACGATGTGATACAGGAAATAAATAAAATCACTATTGATGAAAAAGCATTGCCACAAGATATTTTTCTTAATCCTTATGTGGCGTGTTTGGAGTATCTAAGCAAATATGGGTATTCAATAAAAACTATAGAATGGGAGTAAAAGCAATGAAAAAACTCAAAAAACATTTCTTCTCAAAGCTTGCAAAACTACATAAAAGGAATAGTGATAGACCACAGATGTATAACTTGAAGGGAATATCTTCTGACGCAAAAGTTGTGGATTTTCCGTATATTTCTGCTGATAAATGTGGAGTAATCAATATAAAAGGACTTCCTGTTGGAACATATAAGTTCACCGAAGTTATAAATGACACACAGCAATAATAATCGCAAACACGAGCGTGTGAAGAAATTCATACGCTCTTTTATTATATAAAAATTATGGAGAATATTCAAATGAAAAAGCTAATCAAGCGTAATTTCTACAACATCACTTTTATTATCGCAAATGCAGTCAACTCGATAATTGTTGTCAATAACAAAGCAGATTGGTCAATTTCGTCAGAGTATATTAGGGCAAGAATACTACCGATTATGATACTTCCTGCACTTATGGGATTGATCTTTATATTAGCTGAAAAGAGAAAAGAATAAGGAGCTTTTGGAACGGCTGCTGTGATGTTCAGTTGAAAGAAAAGGAAAGGTAATTAATACTGTCTGAAAAAGGGGATCAATTTATCATACATGAAGAAAGCGCCTGCAACGGGGCAGGCGCTGGGTGTTTAGCTAACTATTCATTTAAACTCTTTCTAATTTTAATTATATCTTAAAACACAAAACCAGTCAAGCAAAGGAGATATTTTTTTATGGACAATAATAATCAACAGCCATTTATAGATTCCAAACTGCTAATATTGTTGGTTTTTGCTAACTCTTTGTTGTTCGGATATCTCAAAATATATTATGAGAACAATTCAATATTAAGAGTAAAAATAGAGATTATTTGGCTACTAATTAAAGCACTTATAATTTTGCTGAATAGCAAATATATGTACAAGCTTGTGTACAATCTGACTCATGACCAAGACGTCTCAGTCAGCTTTTGGTCAATTATAAGAAATACACATCTTCTAAGTTGTATTTGCACTTTTATGGCTTTTTTACTTATGATCGGCTGAATGGTAATAAATATTTAAGAAAAGCACAATCAAATTTTATTCTTTATGATTTGCTTAAAAACAAACAAATAGATCACTAAAACAGATGGAAAGATTAAAAATAACAGTTGATATTTCCAATAATTAAAAAACAAGGGACAAACTATATCTAGGTAATTTTCATGAAATGACACAATCATCACGAGAAAACATAACATTTTAATTGCATTAACTAGCCGGTATCTAGTAACCTTTTTGTACGGTTTTAAATCAAAACACACAATGGATTTGTCATATATAGTCATATCAACATTATGTTTACGTGATATTGAAATAATTATATCACTAACGTGCAAGAAAAACCACCAGCAGAATAATAGCCATGTAATCAAGTATACAAGAACTGTCAAGCCCATAAGAATTGGATATACCCTTGCGTCCTTAAAAATTACCGGATCAAGCATTGATTTTAAATCATTGTCAAATGAACACATTAATAATGCTAACAATACAAAAATCGATAATTTATAATTGTTGTAAATATTATTTATGATATCTTTTATAACGTCCATTATAAATACGCCTCCTTTCATCTATAAAGTATAAATATTATAAATTGAAAGGTCAATACAATATTTTTTACAAAGTTATAAACTTACACATACATAAGTGTGTCACAGTGACACACAACTTAAAATTGCAAACACGAGCGTGTGAAGAAATTCATACGCTCTTTTTATATACGAAAGGAGAAACACCATGAATACTGAAACGCCAAAGAAAAGCAAATTTGATATTTTGGAAGAGATAATGATAAACTTTCAAAATGATTACGAAGCAGATAATGCTCAGACCCATTGGGTGAAAACCTACAAAGAGCAGAAAGAGCGATTAATTCAGCTTCAAGAGGAAGAATATGAACTGCAAGCGAATGTAATTGATGACGCTCACGATCTGGGTTTTGTTGAAGGAGTAAGATATGCTCTCAACATCATGGATATGACAGACGCAGGAAAGAATAAGGAGCTTTTGGAACGGCTCTTAAATATTCTTGAAAAATAAAAGAGGGGGAACTTAAATGGATAAGCACGATAAGTATGAAGTTGTAAAACAAGCCTGGTTTGAAATCAATGAGCATCTCAGAAACAATAAGCAGGATTACATTGAGTATCTCAAATTTTCCTCAAAAATGTATAAGCAGCCGTATTCAGACGCTGTGTTAGTATTCCAGCAGGATAGGAATGCAACAAAGATCGCTGAGTATAAGAAATGGGGACGACTGGGGCGATATGTAAGACGTGGTTCTCACGGCGTTGCTGTTTTTGGCAAAAATCACACTTGCAGATATTTATATGACGTCACTCAGACAGGCGGCAAAGAGTTGCCTGAGATGTGGACACTTACTGACCGCAATACAACTGAGCTACTCAATACGCTTAATAACCGATACAATATAAACGCAGGATCGGTCAAAGAATGTATCGAAGCAATGACAGCAAACAGTATTAATTCTGCGCCTATTGCTGAGTCAGTACAAAATGCAATATCTCAAATGGGACTTGACACAAAACAGGCTGAGGTATACCGCCATTCACTGGATTCTGTGGTGCAGTTCGTTGTTTCTCAAAGATGTAATCTTTCAGGTAAAATAAATCTGCACGCCGATGTTGATGTAAGCGCTCTTGACCTTATCAAAAATGCAAGAGATATGATTCTTTTCAGCAGAGCTGTTCAGCACGCTGCCAAAGACACGCTGTTTGAAATTGAAAAAGAAGTTATCGCAATTGACCACAAAAACGAAGCTCTTGACAATGCCAAAACCGCAAAGCAAGAAAGCACATCGGATAGGGTTGATGATATACTCAAAGACCTTATAAGGCTTAAATTTTCGCAAGACCAGATACTTGCACTAAAGCAAGCGGTTGTGGCGGCTGCACAAAATGGCGAGCATAACATACAGCATTGGGTAAGCGTCCGATATTCGCCCGACGAACTGCGGCATATATCATCTTTAGTAGCAGACTACTACTCTCAAAGTGTAATAGAGCAAACACTCGATCCAAAGGGCATACTCAATGATTACTATACATATGTAACTGAGCTCAATGGTCGGCTGAAACTGTCAGATATGTTCTCTCACCATGAATATAGTGATGAACAAAAAGCCATGCTGCAGCAGGGTTTTTCTGAGGGAATTTCCATTACTGTTCTTAACGAGGTCGATGAACGGCTAACTGTAGACGAGATAAAAACATTCTTTGAGATGTTTCATCAGGCAGTTGACGGACAGATAGATCCACATGATGTTCAGATATATCTTGATAAGGCTGTAATAGAGCATTCAAAGAAGAACGTTCAAGCGGTTGAAGCTCAGGATAACTCTGTTGACACAAATTCAATTGGAATTGTCAAGGGTGAAAAATCATTTGCTGAACAGGTCGATGATGTACTTGCAGGAAACGCGAACCGATACAATGACTTGAAAGTATGTGATACACCTCAAATATTGCTTGACGTTGGCTGTGAGCAACTTCCAATGTTTTATACGAAACGGCATTTGCATGACGCTCTCAAGCCGAAAGGAAATACAGGTGAAAGCATACATTACCACGGATTGAACGCAGAACAAATCAAAAAAATGCCCATGTTACTTGAAAATCCCGTGATTATATATGATTCCCTTTCGAGAAATGATAGCATAATAATCGTAACATCTGAACTTGACAACGAAAAAATGCCTATCATTGCTGCTATAAAGCCAAATGGCAAAGCTAAATATGATTTAGAATTGGTCGAATCCAACTTTGTAATGAGTTTTCATGGCAGAAACAATTTTGAAAATCAAATTAATCGTGCCGTAGAACAAAACAAAGTTCTTTATTACAACAAAGAAAAAAGCCAAGAACTGTTCAGTGTGCTTGGGCTACAATTGTCCAAGGGCTTAAACATTCTTGACTCTAATATTATTATACACCAAAGTCGCAATATTGTCAAGGGTACGCAGCAGGAAAATATTGAATACAAGAATAATTCTGTTACTCAACAGGACAAAAAAATAGAACCATCAAGAATTATAGGTTTGGCTGAAAACCAGCTACGCCCTGCTGTTCCTAATAGCTCTACAAGCAGTATAACAGACTCCTCTGGAGTTGTCAAGAGTGAAAAAACATTTGCTGAACAGATAAATGATGTTTTAAATGGCGTATTCCCAAAATACTCAAATCTAAAGGTTTGTGATACACCACAAATTCTTGTGGATATCGGCTGTGATCGGCTTCCTATGTTGTATACGCAAAGGCATTTAAAAGACGCTCTACATGAAAAATCCCCGAACAATGCACATTGGCACGGCTTAACACTGGAACAGATATGTAATATCCCACATCTTTTAGAAAGCCCTGCCATAATAATGGACTCACTTTCTCCAAACAAAAGTGCTGATAAAAGTATAGTAATTTGTTTAAATAACGTTGATAATGATAATGCACCGATAATCGTAAGTGTTAAACCAAATGGGCAAGGCATTTATGAAATGGAAAATGTATCATCAAACTTTATCACAAGTATTTATGGAAAAGAAAATGGGTTTGCAAACTATGTTGAACGTGCTGCAAAATCAAATAATATTCTGTTTTGGGACAAAGAAAAAAGCCAAGCACTGTTCTCGTGTCAAAGGCTCCAATTGCCTGAGGCGATAAACAATCTTGACTCTAATATTATTATACACCAAAGTCGCAATATTGTCAAGGGTAAGCAACAAGAAAATAGTGCCGATATAAGTTCAAATGATGTTAAATCATTCACTACTTTATCCGAGCCTACGATAACCTGTGAATGGAGCGAAAGCAACTACTTTGAGGACGGCAAGACCTACAGTGTTGCAGAATTTGACACGCTCATGGAACAGGCTGACAGTGAAATGGTGGCAGGAGCAAAGGCTGCAATAGAGAAGTACGGTTCAGCAAAAGCATGGTATGAAGCAGACGCTGATGACGAATTCTCACAGTTTATGGGCTATGATAAGGTCAAGTTTACTATCAATATGCCTCACGGACAAACGATCACTGAACGCCAGGACGTAGGGGACGGATACGGCGGCGTTATTGATTTTCTGAAAAGATACTCAATATACAACTCGATCGTACCTGAGCTTGAAGCTGCAAAAGCCGCACATATGGCAAACCTAGTCGATGAAGTGCCTACACCTACAAATGAAACACAGCCTGAAATAGACAAGCTTTTGGGCAGGCTTAAGCTTGATTGTGATTACTATCTGAAAACAGGTGCAGAAAAGCACTTGTGGGCAGAAACAGTTGAAAAGCAGATAGCTAAGATCAATGAGCTGTATGAGAAAATGCCTGAAAACGCCTACTTCACCAGAGAACAGATTGATGATTATGAAAAGAAAATGCTGGCAATCAAAAATGGCGAAGTCGAAAAACCTATACCATATGAAACGCCTACAATTGCTAATAATGTTCTGTCTGAAGAAAAAAAGACAACACCGCCTGTTTCTGAAAGCGTTCCTATATCTCCTACGTCTGATGAACAGATTTCACTCTTTGAAACACCTCCTGTTTCTGAAACCGCCACTATACCTGATAAAGATGTCAAAACCGAAAAGGTAGAAAAGCCAAAGAAAAATGTCAAGGCAAGCACATACCACTTTGACCCTGATAATGTTGTTGTGGGCGGAGCTGCTGCTCGATGTGACGCAAATATAGCTGCTATTGAAACATTGCTGAAAATAGAGAGTGAAAAGCGGCTTGCGACACCTGAAGAACAGAAGATAATGGCTAGATACTCAGGTTGGGGCGGAACTGCTCAGGCTTTTGTTGCAGATAATGAGAATGTTTCTGCTGACAGTTGGAGAGCAAGGCAGACTCGTTTAAGAGAACTTCTGACCGCAGATGAATATACCGCAGCACGGTCATCTACACTTACAAGCTTCTATACACCGCCAGAAGTCATAGACAGCGTATATCTTGCTTTGGAAAGATTTCAATTTGAGGGTGGAAACATCCTAGAGCCTAGCATGGGAGTTGGAAACTTTTTTGCAAAAATGCCTGATGAAATTAGGGCAGATTCAAAACTTTACGGAGTTGAGCTTGACAGCATTTCAGGACGAATAGCCAAGCAGCTCTATCCAGAGGATAATATCCAGATAAAAGGGTTTGAAAAAACAACATTCAAGAATAACAGCTTTGACGTGGTCATAGGTAATATACCTTTTGGAGATTATGGCATTGCAGACAAAGCCTATGATAAATACCACTTCAAAATTCATGACTATTTCGCCGCAAAAGCAGTAGATAAGGTAAAGCCTGGAGGAATTGTTGCCATTGTGACTTCAAAATTCACAATGGACAAGAAAAATGATAAAGCAAGAAAGTATCTTGCCGAACGCTGTGACCTTTTAGGCGCAGTAAGACTTCCCTCTGGAACGTTTAAAGACGCAGACAGTGTTACAACAGATATTATCTTTCTGAAAAAAAGGACAACAATGACCTCTGTTATACCAGACTGGGTACACATTTCAGAAACAGCCAACGGCATTCCTTGCAATCAATATTTTGTGGATAACCCTGATATGGTACTTGGTACTATGGCGTGGGACGAGCGTATGCGAGGAAAATATGGTGCAGACAGCAAGGTAACGACCTGCTATGCAAACAGTGACACTCCCCTTGCACAGCAGCTCATAAATGCCATTTCAAAAATAGACGGCGTTATTGATACTGTGGAAACTGAGCTTGACAATGGGACAGCTGAGATACTCCCTGCTGATCCAACTGTCAGGAACTTCACCCATACCATTGTTGACGGAGATCTTTATTTCCGTGAAAATGAAATAATGGTCAAGGTCACAGAAACAGGCAAATCGCTTGAACGCATGAAAGGGCTTCATACTCTAAGGCAATCAACTATGGAGCTTATCAATGCCCAGGCTGACGGCTGCACTGATGAACAGCTTGCAGAGCTTCAGAAGAAGCTCAACAGCACATATGACAATTTCAGAACAAAGTTCGGAAACATTACGGACAGCGCCAATTCACGCTGCTTTTCTAATGATGATGACTACAACACTTTAGCAGCACTCGAAGTTGTCAACGTGGAAAATAAGACAGTTGAAAAGGCTGCAATATTCTCAAAGAGAACGATACTTCCAGATATTCCAGTTTCAAAAGTTGATACAGCACTTGAAGCACTTCAAGTATCAATGGACAGATTGGGAAAGGTCGATATTCTCTATATGTCACAGCTCACAGACACTACGCCTGAAAAGGTTATTGCTGACCTTGGTGATGAAATATTCAGAGATCCTGCCAAAGTTAAAGACAATAACCCATATTCAGGCTATACGGAGTCATCTGAATATCTATCAGGCAATATCCGTGATAAGCTGAGAATAGCCAGAGATCATGCGGAACATATTGACAACAGCTACAACAAAAACGTAGAAGCTCTAATGAAAGTTGTGCCAAAAGACCTTGATGCAAGTGAGATTTCTGTAAGGATTGGTGCAAACTGGATCGATATTGCAGATTACAACAAGTTTCTGAATGAATATGCAAAAGCAAATACATACTTATACCCTGTCACAAGAACAACGCTTGGCGAATATAAGATTGAGGGAAAATATCAAGACCATTCTATTGCCGCAAATCAAACCTACGGTACAAACCGAATGAGTAGTTATCATATTTTTGAAAATCTGCTTAACCAGCGTGATATTTTAGTTCGTGACAGACGAGAGGAGGACAGTAGAGTATGGTATGAGATAAACACTAAGGAAACACAGCTTGCAAAAGAGAAAGCTCGTTTAATGAAGGAGGCTTTTAAAAACTGGCTATGGAACGATATGGGTAGACGTGAAAAATACGTTGCAAAGTATAACTATCTGTTCAACTCCATAAGGGGCAGAGAGTATGACGGCTCACATCAAACTTTTCCAGGCATGAACACATCAATAACGCTGCGGAAACATCAATCAAACGCCATAATGCGTGCAAAGCTTGGAGGAAACACACTTTTCGCACATGAAGTTGGTGCAGGAAAAAGCTTTGAAATGGTTGCCACTGTAATGGAGAAGAAACGTCTTGGTCTTATAAACAAAGCCTGCGTAGTTGTACCAAAGCACCTTACGCTGCAAATGGCAAGTGAGTGGCTGCGGCTTTATCCAAATGCAAAACTGCTTGTGGCAAAGCCAGAGGACTTTACCAAAGCCAATAGAAAGCGTTTTATTGCAAGATGTGTTACTGGTGACTACGACGCCGTGATAATGTCATTTACACAGTTTGAAAGAATACCTATGTCAGACGAGTACAAAGAGCAGTTCATGCAAAAAGAACTTCACGATATCATGAGTGCGATATCCGAAGCAGGGAGAAAGGATAAATCATCAGTAAAAGCCCTTGAACGTCAGAAGAAAAACATAGAGGAAAGGCTTGAAAAGCTGCTTTCTTCTCCAAAAGACTCATCATTGTGTTTTGAAAAACTCGGCTTTGACTATCTAGTGTGCGATGAAGCACATAACTATAAGAACTGCTTTGTTTCTACAAAAATGTCAAATGTGGCAGGCGTACAAACAACAGCAGCACAAAAATCAGAGGATATGCTGATGAAAACTCAGTACCTCAACAATAAGTACGGCTGCAACAATATACTTTTTGCCACAGGTACACCTATAAGCAATTCCATGGTGGAATTTTACGTTATGCAGCGTTATCTCAGACCAGATCTTCTCGAAAAAGCAGGATTGCAGAACTTTGACGATTGGGCAAGCACATTTGGCGAAGTCGTATCACAATTAGAGATAAAGCCTGCAGGAAACGGCTTTCAAATGAAAAATCGTTTCAGCAAATTCGTAAACATACCTGAGCTTATGCAGATGTATAAGGAATTCGCTGATATTCAAACAGCGGATATGCTGAAACTGCCTGTGCCAAAGCTTGAAACAGGCAAGCCGATAGTAGTGACCTCAAAGCCAGACGAACGTCAAAAAGCATACATGAAAGAGCTTGCCACACGTTCTGAAACGATACACAGCGGCACGGTTGACCCACGGCAGGACAATATGCTGAAAATAACTCATGAAGCACGCTTGCTCGGTCTTGACACTAGATGTATTTTCAAAGACGCTCAGCCTGCACCAGACAGCAAAGTGATGAAGCTTATCGATAACCTCGAAAAAAACTACAGAAACACAATGAAAGAAAAGGGCGTTCAGATAGTATTCTGTGATATCGCTATCAACGAGGACGAAACACACTTCTCCGTGTACAAAGCTATAAAGCAGGCGCTTATGGAGCGTGGGATACCAGAGAAAGAGATCTGCTTTGCCGGCGACGCAAAGACAGACAAGGCAAGGGACGAAATGTTCAAAAGCCTGCGCAAAGGCGAAAAACGTTTTATCATCGCAAGTACCTCAAAGCTTGGAACTGGCGCAAATATTCAGGATAGGATCTGCGCAATTCATCACCTTGATATACCATGGAAGCCCTCTGACCTCACTCAGCAGGACGGACGTGGAATAAGGCAAGGCAACAGATTTTCGCAAGTCGGAATATATCACTATCTTACAGAGGAAACCTTTGACGCATACATGATGGGCATTATAACAAACAAGGCGAAATTTATAAATCAGATTTTGACCTCAAAAAGCCCTGCAAGAGTTTCAGAAGATGTTGACGAAATGGTACTTACATACTCTGAAATGCAAGCTATAGCGAGCGGTAATCCTATGATAAAAGAGAAAATACAGCTTGACAATGATGTTGCAATGCTGAAAACCCTTGAAGCAGAACACAAGAAGTCAATTTACAAAATGCAGGAGTTGGCAGAGAAAACTTTGCCGAAGCAGATAACACATTACTCTGAACTTCTCGCAAAATCCAAGAGTGATATGTCTAAATATCAGGAACAGCAGGCGCTGAACAAGGAGTTTGAAATGACAATAGGCGGCGTCAGATACGATAAGAGAGAAAATGCAGGAGAACAAATTGCCGTGGCAATGGCAAAATGTACTGCCACAGGTGAGCCTATAGAGCTTGGAACGTATCGTGGCTTTAAAGTCACAATAGAACGAAATCCGTCAGCAAATACATTTTTTGAGCTTGATACGCCTTGTATCGCTGTTCTCCACGGAGAGCTTACTTATTCATGTGACGTTGCCACAGATAATGGCGTGGGAAATGTCAGAAGAATTGAAAATCTTGCAGGAATACAGATAAATCAGAAGCTGTGTTCTCTTGAAGAACAGATTGAAAAAGCAAACAAGGATCTTTCAGAAGCTCAGCAAAATATGCTCAAACCATTTGAGCATGGTCAAGAATTAGCCGAAAAGACAAAACGTCTTGAATATGTCAATGCACAGCTCAGTGGAAATTCGCAGAATAAAAACCACACTCCTGAAAGTGCTATAGAATTTAGGTTTCACAACAATAAATATCAGGCATTGATCGGCACTAATGAAAAATCAGAATGGTGTGATGTAGTATCAAAGGGCGGCAAGCTCATCGCTGCGTCAGATACAAAGGTCTACAATCTGTCTGAAAAAGAAAGCGACCAGTTTCGCAGCTATGTTTTTAACGGTGACAAAATTGACACAGGCAAGAATAATTCCTTACTGGAAAAACTTAAGCCAAAGGCTCTTAAATTATAAAACATTGAGAGGAGGTGAGGGTATATGATAGACAGAAGATACGAATCAGGCAAAAGCTTTGTCATGTACTCTAAAGAGGAGCTTGAAGCCGCACGGCGAACAGATATGGTCACATTTCTCGAAAGCCACGAGGGTTTCAGCTTTAAATCGTCAGGCGGTTGGTATATAGGGATAGAGCATGACAGTCTTAAGATCAATCCAGACCGCTATACCTGGCACTGGTATTCAAGAGATCTGTTTGGAAAAGGTGCTATCGACTGGCTCTGCAAAGTTGACGGATATGGTTTCAGAGATGCTGTATCACGACTCATAGGGGATAGCTGCAGTATACGAGCCTCACCCGATTTAAAAGCCAATGAGCAGCATTATCCGAAAAAAGTTAAGAAGCCAAAAGCTGAGCTTACACCGCCTCAGCCTATGCAGGGCAAATGCCGTGAGCTTTACGCCTACCTCAACATCACAAGAAAGCTGCCTGCCGATATAATTTCATACTGCGTCAGCAATAAGCTTATTTATCTTGATGTAAAAAAGCGAGCTATATTCTGCGGCTACGATAAGACAGGAAAAATGCGATTTGCCGAGGCGAAGATCACAAATACCTTTAACAAATACTATCCGCAGAATATTGAAGGCAGTACTAAGGATTATAGTTTTTATGTTTCCGCAGTGCCCGGCTCTTATGGATATGACCCTGCAAAGATATATGTGTTTGAGGCTCCCATTGACCTGTTGTCACACGGCGCTTTAATGCAGCTTTCAATGAGAAAACAATGCTCAGCTATCGGTCAAGGGGACAAATACCGTCCTGACTGCTGGCTTGGCATAAACAGAGTATCCCTTTCAGGCTGCTCTGACATAGCACTTAAGCAAAGACTATCTGATGATCCTCGTATCACACAGATAGTCTTTTGTCTTGATAATGACGAAACAGGACAGCAGGCAACGGAAAAGCTTATGAACAAATATTCACAGCAGTATACTGTTTCAGTCAGCATACCGCCTTACGGCAAAGACTGGAACGATACACTCAAGGCTGTGGTGTCAGCACATTCAAAACAAACAGATAAAACAAAAACGGAGGAATGAATTATGAAACTGAAAGAAAAAATCAAAGAAAAGAGCATAAAGCTTAGTGCTCGTATATTCGGAATTATGACAGCTTGTCTGTCATCAGCCATTGCAGCCTTTGCCGATGTTGAAACAGACGAAACCTCAGGTGTATGGGCTTCGGTCGCCACCTGGATCACCAAAAACAAAAATGGGCTTTCCATTGCAGCCAAAGCACTGCTTGGACTGTGTCTGGTCGGCGTTGTTATATGCCTCGGTGCAAGCGGCAAAAACGGCATATCCTCAGTCAAGGGCTGGCTTATCGCTATTGGCGTGGCTGCTGCCCTGCTGGTTTTCGGTGACGCTTTCCTTGACTCAATATATGTAGCTTGATCTGCACGGACACATATTTGTGTGTGTCCGTAAAAGCGTTATCCCTAGCGTTCTTACGGGCATACACAGATAGACAGAAAGGAGTATTATTTTGAAGTACATGAAAAGCAAAAAGGTATGGTATCAGCTTATATTCATCACCGCCATTGTTATGAGCGGCTGCGGCAGTATACAGGCTTGTGCAGCAGAACTGGGATATACAGGGTGTTCCTCAGAGATTTTGAAAATGGTAACAATAAAGAACCATTTTCGTGATCTGTTGATAAATATAGAATTTAACATACTGAGTTTTCTTTGTGATGTGATAGATTACTTTGATAAGGCTGTCAAAACATTACTCAAACTCAATTTCTTCGACTACCTATCAGATGAGTTTAGCCTAAGTCAAATGCAAACGATTATTCTGTCTATTATGAGCCTTGCACTCGTTTTTGGAGCGTGTGCTCTCGTGATATTCAGAAATAAGATCAAAGTGTCTGATTTTTTGATGAGTATTTTGGTCTCAACTATACTGCTTGTAGCATTTCCGGCGTTCATATCTTCTTGCAACTCACTTCGCAGCAAGGGTATAACAACAGCGCAGAACATAAAGATCAATGATCAATCTGAACAGACAACGGTCGACAAAGACGGCACAGTCACTGTCGGAACATTGGGCAAGGATCTTCTGGCGTCGGGAATATATGACGTTGAAAACAGCGTTGATAATAAGAAGATGATGACTTACCTCGATACTGTGGGCAGTTCAGGAAATGTAAAGGACATTCAGATAACAGGTGGAATTGAGCCTGACGATAGCAAGCCTTGGACTACCCGTTATCTTACAGATATACATGACGTATATCCTAAGCAGAAAAAGTACAATAGTCTAACCACAGAGAATATGATGTCCCTTTTAGGACTTGAAAATGAATATAATGTTCTAAAGAATGCAAATGGAGAGCTTATACTCAGTGCAGATTATGGTCCAAATATGCAGGTATACTGTTCAGTATACAGCACATCAGGTTCGATATATGGCAGTGTTCTGTCTGAAAAAGACTATGATAAATTTTTATCAGCCTCTATCGGCGACGCCTGCCCTTATGGCGTGACCTTAGGCGATCTCCATTACCCTGACGGCAGCCGAATAACTAATGTAAGCAACTTCAACACATATATCCGTGACCTCATAGCCAATCACCCTGCAGTAGCTGCGGCTGGAAAAACGCAGGAGGTAGGAGCAAACGCACATACTGTTGAGGAAGCACTTGACATTATCAAGGATGATGTTATAAGGGAGCTTAACATAGCGGCAAATACAAATACCGCCAAAGATGCAGAACCAGTAAATGCAGAATATCAATCTTTTCCTCTTTTTGACGAGGAAGATTATGATGATCTTAATTCGGTAGAGCAGATCATACGCAGAAATATAACCAGCGGCTACACGGTTGACTGTTTATATTATTATCATATCGACTTCTGGTCAACCTTTGTGCTTATGCTTGCAGTGGCTATCTGCCTTATTTTCAGCGGAATAAAAATAGCAACTACGCTATTTGAAATAATGTTTGCACAGCTCATTACACCCTTTATCATAGCAACAGACCTTAACGGCTCAGGCAGAGCTAAAAAAGCTATCCAGAATATGCTGCTTTCAAACATAATTCTTATGATAGTTGTAATTCTTTTAAGAATATACATAGCCGTTATATGGGGCGTAAAATCTTCTGATTATGGAGATAATTTTGCCGTAATGCTTATAGTCATAATCGCAGGAGCAAAATTTGTTATAGACGGACCTGAGATACTGACTAAGCTGTTTGGCATTGACGCAGGAGTTAAATCAGGTGCAGCCACAATGATGGCAATAAATCAATCAATGCAAATGGGCAGTTATGCCACAATGGGACTTGCTCGTGCAGGCAGCACAGTTATCCACGGTGCTGGAAGTGTTGCAAAGCATACCGCAAGCAGTGCTGTTGGTGCAGCCAAAGGCTTTGCAGGAGGAATTTACGGTGGCGTACAAGGAGGCTCAACTGTACCCGGAAAGATAGGAAAAGCCATAGGCGGTGCGTCGGCAGGTACTGTTGCAGGAGCGGTCGGAGGTGCTTTCGGACACACTGACGCAGGAGCAAAGGCAGCTTATGCAGCAACAAATCCAAGCTCAATAAAAGATACATTCTCAAATGCAAAAGACAACATTGCCAATAACGTAAAAGAGTCTGTAGGAGAGGGCTTTTCATCAGGCGGCGCAGGCAGCGCTTCAAAGGGTGCTGACGGAAAGGACGGCTTAAATGGCACTAACGGCATGAATGGAGCTAAAGGCGACAGAGGTGCGCAAGGCGCAGCAGGCAAAGACGGCACAAATGGAACTGACGCAAGAGCCGATAACAACAATGGAAACAGCAACAATAACAGCAATAATAACGGCACATCTCAGCCTGCCCGTGGCAGTGGCTTTGACGCCCCAACACCATCAGGTGAAAATAGCAACAATGCCGCAAGCAAGAGCGGCAGCGGTTTTAATATTCCAAATCCTGCAAGCAGCAATAACGCCAGTGCAGGAAACGGCGGCAGCAGCTCTGACGCTCTAAAACCGACAAACAGCAGCAACAGCAGTGAGCCGAATAATAACAGCGGCAGCGGCTTCAATAAGGAAGGAGAAAACTAAGCTATGGGAGTAGTACCGAAAAAAACTAAAGCGGAGCAGCGTATATTTAGACACATAAACCTTACCAAAATAGTTGGCTTTATAGTTACTCTTTTGGTAGCCTCGCAGTTATCGGGAATGTTGGTCAGCTCTAAGCTTGGCATTCCTTTTATCATATTCTGTGGCGCAGTGTTTATTATTATGAGCGGCAAAAGCCCCTCTGACCCCTGCAAATGCTTTGCAGAGGCTTGGCTTGAGTGGCTCAGCTATCTTATGACAAATAAAACGCTGCATAAGCACAAGGAAGGAGAACAAAATAATGAAAAAGAAGTCATCGACATTGAAAAGTAAAATCGAAACTTCCAAAGGCTTTGCGAGAGAAAAAAAGACCAAAAAGCTGAAAGATGATCCGTCAAGCATAATGTCACGTCTGTCATTTGAAAGCATACATAACGGAATAGTCGAGCTGAAAGTAAAAGGCAAGCCGCTCAAAATGGGCGTGCTTGCAGTATCGGGAATGGATATATTTGACCTTAATGACTATGACCGCAACACTGTTTTCAATAATTTTGCGAAAGCAACATTATCCATAGGCACAGGTCACAAGTATGTTTTCACATCAAAAACGCCATATCTTGCTAATCAAAAAGCTTTTATAAAATACAAAAGTCAGCAGAGCATAAACAGATATTCCGAATATCTGCTCAATGAACAGTACGAGCTGTTTGACAGCTTTGAGAGCAGCCATTTTGACAGAATGGCGTATCTTTTCATATACTCCGATGACGAGAAGAAAATCTATAACGGTGCACAACGTTTTATCAGCCATATGCGAGATATAGACGTATCGTGGTGTTCCGATGATGAAATAATCGTCACGCTTAACAAGCTTATCTGTCTGAATACAGAAAATCAGCAGATATCTGAAAAAGGCAGCCTGAATGAGATCATTTTACCTGAGAAGATAACTTTTCGACCTAATTACTACAAAGTAAATGATGTATATGCACAGACGATAGTTGTTTATGATTATGCAGCGGAAATCGATGACCTCAAGCTGGCTCAAATGGTAATACAATCTGATGATACCATAGTATGGGATATAAGCATATCTGAAAAGGATAAAGTCATAGATGAGATAAGTGCATCCCTGCGTGAGTTAGAGTCACGAGGAGGAATTATTCAAGATGCTGCCGATAAAATAGATACAAATACCGAGTATCAAAAGCTTGAGATCATTTATCAGAACATAAAAAACGGCAATGAGCAGATATATTATGTTACGCTCAGGTACATTCTGAAAGACGCCTCACTTAGCTCCTTGAGCAAGCGTTCAAAAGAGCTAATCCATGAGCTGCAGCTCAGTGGTCTGTCTGCGTATATACCGACAAATACCACACAGCATGAGTTTCTTTCTGTTATCGATGATAAAAGCAACACTATTCAGACACCGTTTCCTGTTTTTGATACACTGTCAAGGCAGTTTCCTTTCTATTATCAGTCACATATCGATGATACAGGACTTTTCTTTGGATTAACGGAAACAGGCGGTTTGAATATTCTAAACACGTTTAAAAGGACAAAGACCCGTAACTCATTCGATCTGCTTGCGTTTGGTCTGAAGGGCGGCGGAAAATCAGTTACTTTCAAATCAATGCTTGAGGATCAGCTGCTTTTGGGCAATAAAGTAATGGTACTCGATATCGAAAGTGAATATCAGCCTATGGCTAAAGTTTACGGCGGACAGACAATAAAAATCAACAGCAGCTCAAAAATAAATCCCCTTCAAATATGCAAGGTAGTCGATGCAAGAGTTGATGATGAAATCTCACCTGAGGACGAGGCAAGAGAGAATTTTGCCACAGAGATGTCACGAATACGCACATTTATGTCTATGTATATACCTGAAATAGATATGTATACTATGGAAATCTTCATGGATCTTGTGACAGAATGTCTATCTGACAAGGGCATTTTCCCCGAAACAGATATAACACTTTTTGAGCCTGATAAGTTTCCCTGCTTTACCGATGTGAACAACAAAGTCACTGAAAAGCTGTCACAAACGGATTCTCTGCCTAAAAGAAAATATGACGCATACTGCAATATACAAGTATACATAAAGCAGCTTTGCGGCAAGGGTGCATACGCCGGTATGTTTGACGGGGCAACGAACATTGATGTAAAAAGCAACGATCTTATCATCTTCGATGTTAAGAGCATCAGTGAAATGGCTGACAATGTTTATAACGCACAGTTGTTCAACATACTCACTATAATGTGGGCTACCATATGCAAAAACATAGGATATAATCAAAACGTTATCAATCCATGGGATATGCGAAACGTTGTGTGCCTTATCGATGAAGCACACCGTTTCATTTCCGTAAAATACCCTCAGGTAACGGAGTTTATAGAAAAACTATGTCGCCGTACACGAAAATATTTTGCAGGGCTATGGTTCGCAACGCAGTCGATACTTGACTTTATCCCAGACGGAAATCTTGCGGCAGCCGGCTCGATCAAGGTTATTTTCTCACTTGTCCAGTACAAAATGATACTCAAACAATCGCCGGAAAGCATTGAAATTCTTCATCAAGCCTTTCCTCGTTTTTCATATGCAGAGCTCAGAGAAAGCACAGCATTTGAACCGGGACAAATGCTTTTGTCGTTGGACTCGGACAGAGATAAGCTCCATTGCAGAAGAATAGTCGGAGCAAGACAGCTATTGTATATGGGTAATGCTCAGGACAGGATCGAGATCATACACAACTGCTTTTCGCATTATTACAACGAGCACACTAAGCAGGAATACGGTCTTATGCTGAGAAAAATGGACGCTGATTATTTCAGAAAATGCTTTCTTGCAGAAACATATTCTTACCTAAAAATCGAACAGCACATAAGCCAATATATCGACACTGTGATCATTCAAATGGTTGATAATCTTATAAAAGAACTTCTTCAGGCAGCTGGAACGGAGGCGACAAGATGAAAGTAGTAAGTCCAAAAGCGAGCAGTAAGATATATAAGATATTCACTATTGTTACTGCTGTTCTGGCTGTTTTGTTTCTCACATCCAACAGTTGGATAGCCTCACTTACATACAAAAGCAAAAGCAACGGCTATAACAAAACAATGTCACTTAACGGCTATAATATCAAGGTGACAGATGCAGCGTATTACGACAATGTATGCGAATTTGTCATAAAGTGCCGCCTTTCAGGTTCTGACACTGGAGCTACATATCCTGAGGTTACGGCTGTAAATTTTGACGATGACCTTACAGATCATAAGTTCACATCAGGCAATAAGTATGATGATTATTCAAGAAAGATCACAGTAAAAAATCCGCCGTCGAATTTCAAAATAATGCGTGTGGTTATTAAAACTTCTACGCCTGACACAAAATATGATGACGCATATGACGAGTTTGGTGAGAAGATACCGGCGCACACCGAAAAAGGGAAAACTATCACACTTAGAGTAACTATAGACAGAAAAGATATGCAGACCCACGCCGTGAAAATAGTTCCGGGGTACTCTGAGGAAAGCTCAAATGCGAACACAACAAGCAGTTTATACAACTCTGAAACATCTAAAATCACGAGCCAACAAGCTGTAGCAGTGACAACACAAGCTACAGCAACAACCACACATGATCTGAGTGAAAAGGCTGCCGAAGAATCTCAAACGAGCAGGACTACCACGGAGAAACGACAGCCTGCAACAGCAGAAATGAACACGCAGCCTGCCGAAACAAGGGATTACAATGAGCCTGCATATGCGCCGCCGCAGACCACCGGCACGACACATAAAGAGCCTGCATATGCACCACCGCAAACCACAGCAGCAACACATAATGAGCCTGCACAAGCTGAAACCACCACAACACAGGCAAGGGTATATTCCATAAAACTCACAACAGAATTTGAGTACAATGACGTTCAGATCAAGATAGGCGAGCACACTCAGCTTCGTGCAGAAGTCAAACCCGATAACGCCGTAAATAAAAACGTAAAATGGGAAAGCAACCGTCCAGACATAGCAACAGTCGACAGTAATGGAAGGGTCACAGCAGTTGCAAAAGGCAAAGCTATCATATCCGCAGTAACAGAAGATAAGGGCTTGCAGGCAAGCTGTATGGTGACCGTCAAGGAATAGAAAAGAGGTAATAAAAATGCTATTTAACAACTCGTCAAATAAAATAAGAATCATAGGATTCTTGGTTTCAGAAGTAAAAATCATCAATGCCTATGCAATAGAATTTCTTATAGCCGTACCGAGAAAAGTCAAAAAAGGAGAGCAAGGATTTAATGATGTTTTCACTGTATATGCCAACGAGGCAAGCACGATCTCCTTTGTAAAAAATCATTTGCACAAAGGCTGTGTAGTAGTTGTAAAGGGAGAACTGAGGACCTTTACGGACAAATCAGTGAAGATATGCAGCAGTGATATAACCATTTCGTCACAGAACAAGTGAGGTGAAAACGTTGGAGAATATTCTTTTTGAATACCCGGTACGAGAAGATAACGGTTCATTAGATGAAGAATTTCAGGTATTAAAAAAGCAGCTAACAAAGCTTAAATATGCCGTGATGATATCATCTTTTTGTGCATTGGCGATGTATTTTTTATCTGCATTTTTTGCAAAAGCAGAACTGATTTTTTATTTTCTGACAGCACTTTTTGTGTGTATCGCAATGATAACAGGCAAAATTTTTGTGCGGTATCCTAAACATTTTTTACACATAAAAGCTACAGAAAATGAACTGGAGATCACATACTATAAAGACAAAAAAAGTACACACACTTTTGCGTATGGTGAAATAGAAGAAATACGTTTTGCAGATAAAAGTTATACAGCTGTCTGTATTAAACGTGAGGGCAGAAAACCGATATTGTTCGAGCTGAATAAGGATACACCTGAGCAGGGCTTTTTCCTTTTTACCATTCAGAAAATACTGCCTGCTGTTTGCAAAACAAACAGCAAAGCGATAGCTAAAGAATTTGGAAATGAAGATGATTATTACAACAGAATTTACGAGGGGAATAATAAAAAATGGATATAATCATACGCAATATCCCTGAGAATATGATAGATAAAATAGACAATATAGCAAAAGCTGAGGACTTATCACGGAACGCATTACTTTCAAAACTAATATCAGATTTTGTGAAAAGCAATGACGATTTTGTTGTAAATATTCTTCCGCCTATCGTTCGTGCGTTAGTAAATCAGGAGCTTGACCGCCTTTCAGAGGGTGCAAATTCCACTATAAATAATGTGTATATTGCAGCGCAAAAAATGATAAATACAACAGAAAAAATCGAAAATCTGCTTACAGAAACGCTTAAAAATTCTGAAGAAAACTCAATTACAAATGATGAAATTTTGCGGATACTCGAAATTTCAGACAAAGATAATTCATAAACAGGGCGGTTTTGTTTACACAATAGAAATGTATACAAATTATTACAGCACGAAAAATATATAATTCGTATATAAAGCGGTAAATAATAGGAGCTTTCGTATATAAATCATATATAAAATTTGAGTTGTGATATATAAATAATATATAAACTGCCATTATATACAAAAAATCGTATATAAATCGTATATAGAAAAAGACCTGATGATATCACAGTACCCCACCTGAAACCTCGGTTCTACCGAGGTTTCCAGCAGGCACGATATCGTGCCTTTATGCTCTTGACCAACACCTCTAACTTAGATATCACAAAATAAAATCAAACTACACGGAAAGGTTGGATGAAAAAATGAAAAGCAAACCTATCAATAAACTGCTTTCTTTTTCCGAGCAGGATTTTCAAAAGTTTGTGGAGATAAAGAATCTAAAAGACTTTTCAACTTACAGTGATTGTCTTGCATTTCTGATAGACAGCACTTACAGTAAAGTAAAACATACAGCAAGCGTTGATCGCTTGGCGAATATAGAAAATGATATTGAAAAGCTGCTAATGATCGCAAAAGAAAATAACAGCATGATATATCAGGAGCGTGACGGAATTAATACGCTCCTGCACTTCTACGAAGTGCAGGAATTCCACTCAGCCGACAAGAGATTGAGTGACAGCGAACCTCATGAGGTCATGTCACGATCGAATGACAACTACAAGAGCATCGTACATCAGCGCTCAGTTGATAAGGGTGCAAACTCCCTGCAAGACAAACAGAGTGACTAATAATGACACCAGGAATATTTCACAAATGCAAGTTCGTATACAAATGGCGTATAAGCGGCGACGGCGGCAAAAAGATATTCGATTTTCTGGACTATATGCTGCGTCCGGAGGCGTTCGAGCCCAGCAAGCACGCTGATGAAATGGAATATGTATATTCGGAGTTCATACCAAACGAAAAGAGTCAGGCACAGGATATAAAAAAAGAACGATCCTATGGAGCGTTTACAAGCACTAAAGATAATTTGACCGCCGCTGATCTGGATAAGATACGGCAGCAGGAACGAGCAAGCCGTTCAGAGGGCTGCCCTAAGTATGCAGGTGTTATATCATTTGATAATGCATATCTGCGAGAAAATGATTTCATTGTAGGGAATATGCTTGACAGACAAGCACTTGTGGACGCTGCACGAAAAGGCATTAACGCTATGATAGATAAATCGCAAAAGCTTGACGCCAGCAACTGTTACTGGGTAGGTGCGATCCATGTTAACACAGGCAACGTACACATACACTATCAGCTTGTGGAATATCACCGGCTTGAAGACAGACGCATCACATACAAGAACAGAGGTCAGGACAATGTTGAGCTGGCAGTATTATACGAACTAAAAAGAGTAATGACACACTGCATTGACAAGAGCAAAGCAGCACAGGAGCTTACAAAATTTCAAAGAGATGTACTTGCACCTCATATCAAGTCCGAGTTTGCAGGAAGTATTCAAAAAATAAACGCACTTATCGACAAGATACCTGAGGAGCTTAAAAACAGTGGCAATCAGTGGTGGTACGCAAAGCAAAGTGAACCCATAAAAAACGAAATTCAGAGCTGCATACGGTCTGTAATAGATGAAAACCCCACATTAAGTATTATGTTCGACACATATCTCCATAAGCTTGACGAAATACAGGCAGCGTTGTTTCGCAAAAGATACGGACAAAATTCAAAGTGGGCGAATTATAAAGAAAACGAGCTTTATGGCGAAAACAAAAACGGTAAAGACGGATTTTATTCACGAGTCGGCAATTCATTCCTAAACATATGCCGAGAATACTATATGACCAAGGACAAGAACATACAGATCTACAACAACATCCCAGAGCCGAAAATGTATCTGTCTGAAAAAGAAAGCGAAAGCTTTTCTGAGAAAAATGAGCCTGACTACAACAACGGTATTTCCTCGCAGAAATCAAAAGTGTATCTGTCTGAAAATAAAAACGATGATTTAGAGGATGCTATGCCTTATGACTCTTTTGAAAACTCTGATATCCCTGATGATTTGGAAATGTACCTATCTTCAAGAAATTATGATGAGTTGTATGAACCAAATGCTCCTGACTACAACTCGGATATTTTTCCGCAAGAGCCTGAAGCGTATCTGTCTGAAAATGATAAAAGCGATCAGGCAGTGGAACGTCTACGCATAGATTGGAGCAAGAACTATAAGCTTGCCCTCGACTATATGTACGGAAATGAACAGAACAAATCAGAAGTCATAAAGAAAGACCCCGAAAAAGCTTTTGAAATACTCTCAATAGAAAGCAAAAGCGGAAATATTATCGCAACATATGACATAGGCAAGCTTTATGACAGCCAAATGCTAAAATCCAATGACGGCGATACATTAAGTCAGCAATATTACAGCAAAGCCTTTGAAGATTTTTACAAGCTGCTGTCCATAGTAAGCATGAGTGATGACAAACGTGATAATTGGACAAAATCCTATATCAACTATCGTATAGGTAAAATGTACGAATATGGGCTTGGCGTTACTCAAGACTATAACTCAGCCATAGAGCATTATAAGCTGTCTGAAAACAAATATGCTTATTTTGCTCTCGGAAACATATACAAATACGGCTCTGGTGTTGAAACAGACTATGCCAAAGCATTTGATTATTATATGCGCTCACTAAGCAGCAAAGGCGGAATGCCGTTCGCAAGTTATGCCGTAGGACAAGCTTATGAACTGGGACAAGGAGTAGAAAAAGACCTATCAAGTGCGCATAATTTTTACGCTGAAGCTTTAAAAGGTTTAGAGAAAGTATTCACGAAAAACCATGACGATAATATCAGCTACAAGATAGGTATGATGTATCTGAATGGCAAAGGAACGGATATAGACCTTGAATGTGCTGAAAAATATCTGCTGCTCTCGGCGGACTCCAATAACTATAAAGCACAATATATGCTCGGTAAGCTCTATCAGAGCGACAGCAAAAAAGATCTTCAAAAGGCTGAAAAAGTCCTGATAAAGGGTGCTGAAAACGCACAGGATAAAACAGGATTGTGTGAATATAGTCTTGGCAAGCTGTATCTTTCACAAGAGAGATACGACAAGGCGGTATCATACTTAGAACGTTCCGCAGCAAAAGATAATTACTATGCGGCATACACTCTCGGAAAACTCTATCAGGAGCAATTCAATGACAATGCTCTGGCAGAAAAGCACCTTATGCACGCTGCTGAGCATAAAGATGATGTTATGGGAACAGCAGCATACCGCCTTGGTAAATTGTATCTTTCATTTCAGGACAAAAGAAAAGCATTGCAGTATTTCATCAAAGCAGCAGACAAGGATAATGTTTACGGAATGTATGCTGCAGGGAAAATTCTTCTTGATAGCAGAAAATCAACAGAAGTTTCAAAAGGAATACGCTACCTTTCATCAGCCGCCGATAAGGACTTTGAGCCTGCGATATACACTCTGGGCAAATATTATAGCTCATTCAATAATACAAAAGCTAAAGAATACCTTAAGCGTTCTGCGTTTGAATACAACGATCCAAATGCACAGTATATTCTTGGAAAAGTGTATCTGTCTGAAAATAAAAACGAAATGGCTGAAAAGTGCTTCCGTCAGTGCGCTTTAAATGGCAACAACAGTGGACAGCTCGCTTATGGTTTAATGCTGCTTCGTGATGGTCAAAAGAAAGCAGCATATCAATGGCTGAGAAAGTCAGCACGCTCAGGCAATGACATTGCTAAAAAGATAATAAGCGGTAAAAAAGCGGATATACCATTTGAGTTCAGACTTGCAGGCTGTATGCAGGCGCAGAGGACACTTCTTCATAAATCATCAAGTATGCTGCGCAACGCCCTTAAATCTGAAGAAGCAAAAACCGCACGTCTTATGAGAGAATTTGAGATCGAGCAGGAAATGGCGAAAGCAAAAGAACAATATCATAGCATATAAAGGGGAACTAATATGGATCTTGAAAAACTTAAGCGCATAAAAAATCTTATCATCGCAAAAATACTTTTTGTATTTGGTTGGATCTATGATCTTGCTATGCGTATTTTAAATGCGGTGAATAAAACACCTATTGAAAAAGACAAAGACCGCCGAAATGTCAGAATAAAACAATTTGCAATAGCTACATCGATACTATATGTGATCTTTAACAGCATTTTCATCTATGTTATAAAGTCATTGAGAAGTATAAGCACCGTCAATGGCAGTGCAGATTATTCAAAAACGCACTTTATGCCGTGGAATATCATTGTTCCACCCGGATTTATGATGTTCATTTTTGAGTTGATTCTTTCTCTTATAGTTGGTCTGGGAATAACGGTAAAACTGCATACACTCTACCGAATGAAAAATGACAGCAAGAACGTTAAGGGTGACAACAAGTTTATGGAGGACAACGAACTGTTAGATCATTTTCTGGCAGTGCCTATGGATAACATCACTTCAGCCGAAAAGGCAGGAATGCTCATAGGAGAAAGCAACGGCGTCTACTACATCGAACCGGGCACATACAACACAATGACCGTAGGTGCACCACGTTCCGGCAAGGGTGAATGCTATGTGCTGCCAAGCCTGAGGCTTATGGCGAATGCAAAAGAAAAGCCCTCTGTTATCGTTAATGATATGAAAGGCGAGCTGCTTGAACTGACATATAAGGAATTTGCCAGAAACGGCTACAAGATAGTTACTCTTAACCTTATCGATACTGACCGATCTGATTGTTGGAATCCTCTACAACTTATCATTGACGAATATCTCGCTGCAAAACGAAACGGAAGCAACGATCTTTCACAAACCTCTAAGCTTGTCAGCTCATTTGCCCACTGTCTTACAGATGATGTACAAAGCGAAGCAATATGGACAGACTCTGCAAGGTCACTTTTAAGCGCCTTGATATACTATTTTCTTGATAAAGGCTATGAAAAAGGTGATATGTCAAACGTTAATATGTACAGCATAACAACATTCTTTACTGAATTTGGCGTATACAATACGGTGATCGAGGACGAAAGTGGTAACAAAAAAGAAGTCAACGCACTTGATGAACTTTTCAACGCACTGCCGGTGGGCTGTCTTGCAAGAACATCTTACTCTACGTCAAAGTTCTCCCAGGGTGATACACGTTCTTCAATATACACTGTTCTCTCCGCAGACCTTGAGATATTCATGACGGATATGGGCGTTCAAAAGCTGACATCTAAAAATGAAATAAACTTTGCTGACCTTATAAATGAAGATCAGCCTTGCATTATATATATGCTCGTTCCTTATGAGGAAAAATCACGATACGTTATCGCCTCGATGTTCGCAGATCAGTCATTTTTGTACCTCGCAAAACAGGCAAGAAAGTATCAGGGCGGAAAGCTGCCAAGGAAAATAGAGTATATGTATGACGAATTTGGACAAATGACTAAGCTGCCTGACCTCAGCAGTAAGATGAATGCCTCACCCGGAGCTAACATTCTTTTCAATCTATTTCTTCAGGACTACGGACAGCTTAAGAAATATGAAAAAGAAGAAGAAGGCATCAAAGGCGGCTGTAACATTCAGATATACATATTATCTCTTAATGGTAATACAAACAAAGCATTTTCTGAAATGATAGGAAATGAAACAGTAAACTATTTGACCTTCAGCGGAAGCCTGTATGGATTTTTAGATCACCAAGGTGAACGAGTTGACAGCAAGGCGCTGCTCGATACAACACAGCTCTCAAAGCTGCCGTTCGGCACTGCTATTGTCAAAAAAATGCGATGTGAACCAATAAAGACCAATATTACGCCATATCATCTGCTACCTAACAAAATGCCACGCATACCTATAGACGAGCTGCCGATAAAATCTCTCAACATTGACCTTTCCGCAGCAATGTATCCATATGACGAGCTTTGGGACAGTCTGGGCGTAATAGGTTATCAATACAGATTAGACAGCCTCAAAAAGACTGCTGAACGTGCTATGAATGACTACTATATGCAGCTAGGCAAGATAGACCAAATAAAGTCAGACGGCAGCACTGTGTCCGAAAGTATGTATAAGGCTGCACTTGAACTTGAGAAAAATGCCGGTGCGGCTCAACGGCAAGTCATAGAATATCAGCAACAGGTACAAAAGCTCAATGAGTTTCGTGCAAACGAGGCACGAAAGATCTTTGCAGAGGCATATGGAACAAGCGGCTCAAACGAAGAAGATGATTACACCGATCAGGACGAGCTCTATTTCCCAGGAGAATACCCGGACGATGGTCCGTATGTCGATATCACCGCCCTGCTATATAAGATCAACGGACTTGTAGGAAGCGAGCTTGGAGGATTTCTTTCAGATCAGAACTATGCCGCTGCAAGGGGCTACATAAAGAAAATACAGAAACGTCCTGATATACGCAGCAATTTTGTTGCCGATGAATGGGCGGCACTGGAACAATACATTAACAATGAGGAATTGAAAAATGCGAATACCTAACAGCTTTGTTACACGTTTTACACAGGCATCAGACTTGAAACTTGCCTGTGTATTCTATAGTCTTATCCACAAGAATACAAAAAGAAATCTGCTTGGCTATGAGATCACAGTCAAGCAGACAACTCTTGTGTCACTATGCGGCTTTTCGGTATCCACTGTTAAGCGTGCGGCAAGCTCACTGCTCAAGAGTGGATTTATCAAGTCCCAGAAGCGCCAAACAAATGCTCCTGGAAAGCTTGGCACATATACATACACTATTGAAGCCGTATCTACAGCTTCTAAATATTTCACCATGGATAAAAAGCTTATGAGCAGATTGAATGGAAATGAATTCAGAGTTTATACAATGTGCTGTAAGCTGGCTGACAGCTCGCACAAGAGCTTTTTCCAAAGCTATAATGATCTATCTAAGCTTCTTGGCATGAGCCGTCAGGACGTTCTCAGGACGATAGAAAAGCTTGTAAAAGGCAAATTCATTCGTAAGAAGAAAATCAGAACTCGTGTAGGTGATTTTACAGACAACACATATACTGTCTGCATATATGTTCATCACAGCAGAATAAAAAAAGCCTCCCGCCGCTCGAGCAGGAGGCAGGGCATTCATTGCTATACAATGAACACAACCATCAAAAACACAAGTTCATTGTATAACAAAAAATCGGATTTGTCAATAGGTTTTAAGAAAAAAATTCGGCTTTCGGAGATTTTTTCTTAAAAAGGGGTAGTGGGTAAAATGAACTGTCTATAACTGACCCATTCTTGATTATCTGTCTGAAAACAGATATTTGATGTTTCTGTATCTATACTTGAATTATTTTTTTTAGAATATGCACGCTTTTTATCAAATTTCGCCTTCTTTTTCAGACAGATATTGCTTTGCTGCTGTAAAAATCTCTGCTTTTGTTGTAATATATTATATATTCTAAAAACAAAGGGGATCATTATGACAACTATTGAAGAATTAATCAGCGAAAAGGAAGAGCTTGAAAGGCTTGTGGTAAAGCTTGCTGCGGAAAATCAGCAGCTCAAGGACGAGATTTCTGAGAAAAAGGCAAATGATATTCTATTTGCAGATCTGATCGAGCAATGGCTCAAAAGCCGAAAGATGGCGGTAAAAATCAACACCTATGAGGCATATCGTTCCCAAGTATATGTGCACATCGTGCCATACTTTCGCAGCAAAGGCACAACGCTTTCAGAGATCACGCCCGGTGTGCTTGAGGAATATTATCTAGTCAAATACAACGCCGGTCTATCGGGCTTAACGATACGCAAACATCACTCGAACATCAAAATGGCACTTAGATATGCGGTCAAGAACAGTTTGACAGACCACAATGCAGCCTTGCTTGCGGAACTTCCCTGCACTGACCGTTACTGTGGAAATTTCATAAGTACAGATCAATTTGAGATAATTCTTAACAAGGTCAAAAATACTGACCTCTACACGCCTGTGTTTCTAGCAGGAACTATGGGGCTCAGACGCAGCGAGGTTCTGGGACTGCGTTGGTCAGACATAAACTTTGAAACGCAGACTATGTGCATACAGCATACTGTAGTCAAATGCATTAAAGATCACAAGATAACTTTGGTGTTTTCAGACGTTCCAAAAACCAGAGCAAGCCGCAGAACCTTGCCTCTCCCCTCAGGCGTGCTCAAATACCTCAAGGAACTTAGGCGCAGGCAGCGCGATAATTACACGGCTCATCGTGACAAGTATTCACGAGAATATCTTAAATACATATGCGTTGACGATATGGGGCTGATCGTCAAGCCCGACGATCTGTCTGTTGGTTTCGGCAGGATAATGGCAGAAATGAATTTCCGCTGCCGTTTCCACGATCTTCGTCATACCTGTGCGTCACTGTTGGTTCAGCACGGCATTGAGCTAAAGTCCGTGTCGGTCTGGCTCGGTCACAGCAGCATAGCTGTCACCAGCGATATATACACGCACCTTACATATCGTGAAAAGCTGAAAGTCGCTGAAACGATCGACGAGTATATGAAAGATGTCAATGTGTCACCGTGACACATTAGATAAGCGACTTAGTTTTTAATACGTGTTGACAAAATACGTGCAATGTGATATAATATATATGGTGGTGATAGAATGACGTTCAAAGAAATGGATAGGCTACTTAAAGAAGCTGGATGGTATTATGACGGTGCAAGAGGTTCTCACTTCAAATATAAACATAAGAGTAAAAATGGAATCGTCATTGTTCCCAACCACAAAGGAGATATTCCAAAAGGAACGGCAAACGCAATTTTAAAACAGGCAGGGCTTAAATAAGCCCTTGCCTTGTTATCGATGAAAGGTGGTATAAATATGTTATCAATGTATCCGGCTTGTTTTTACAAAGAAAAAGAAGGTGGCTATTCTGTCATATTTCCTGTTCTCGGAATTGCCACTTGCGGCGATGACATCAATCAAGCTATGAGTATGGCAGTTGATTGCCTTGCCGGTTATTTGTATGAGTTAAAACTCAGCAAAGAAGAAGTTCCTGCTGCACCTGATATGGATAAGATCGATATCGATGCAGAATATAACGATTATGAAAGTGCTTTTGTAAATATGGTGACCGTCGATGTTGATGAGTATGCGAAAAAGCACTTTGAAAAGTCTGTCAAGAAAACTTTGACCATTCCCTCCTGGTTAAATGAACTTGCTGTTGCCAACGGCATAAATTTTTCGCAAGTTCTTCAGACTGCTCTTAAGGATAAGCTGAATGTAAATTAATAAATCAGAATGCTTATAAATATAATTCTATGCCGAAAGGATCACTATGACAAATTTTAATGATTTTCTTGATGAACAGTTAAAAGATCCTAAGCTCAAAGCGGAATATGACGCACTTGAACCTGAGTTCACAATAATTCAAACACTGATAGACGCTCGTAAAAAGAGCGGCATAACACAAAGTGAGCTTTCAAAGCTTACTGGCATTGCACAAGGCGATATAAGCAACATTGAAACAGGGAATGCCAATCCTTCAATAAAAACGCTTCAAAGACTTGCCGCCGCTTTAGGCAAAAAACTTAAAATAGAATTTGTATAAAAACTCCCTATGTGTCATCGTGACACATAGGGAGTTTTTATTTGCAATCAACCACTTGCACAGTATATCAACATACGAAATCGCTATATGAATTAAAATGTAAATCTTATCACTTCTGCATTTTTTAATTTTTGTTTCCATTTAGCAAAAAACTCCGTTTTGTAAAAACCTTCATTTTCCCACGTTTTATAAGCCTCAGTACAAAACGGAGAATTACTATGAAGGGGGTCTGTTGAATTCTTATATTCATCGGGAATCTCATAATAATATTCTTTTAAATCTATAATTGCAGGAGTTGCGTAATACGAATAAATCAAATCATACTTTAATTCAATTTTTAAAACATCAAAGGAAAAATCAAATAAGACATCACTAAACCATAAAGACAGCTTTTCATCTTCAATATTTAAGCGGCGGTGGCAGTTACGACAAGTGTTGTAGCACAAATAATCCTTGTCATTATACGTTAAATTGCCTTTATCATCATAGGACTCAGTTATAAATACGGGCATATCATACCCGAATTTGTCATGAAGATATTCATACAGATATGAAATCACCGGATTTGATTTATTCATAACCATTATGTCTTTTAAGGGCAGGATAGAAAAGTTTCTAAAAGGAAAAAAATCATTAGAACCATCGTCTATATAATATTCATAACAAGATATTTTAAACACAACAGGCGTTTCTTCCCAGCAATGAGGACACTTGATGTTCGCAATACATAGATACAAATATTGATTAATAATATCTATATTATTACCAAAGACCTTATCAAACTCTTGTAATTCAAAAGTGTTTATACCCTGAACTTCTTTTCCATAATAGTAAGATTCCTTATAGTACGGTATCCATTCGCATAATGCATTTAGATGTTTTCGATCAGCACACCACTTTTTGATGTTAGCATCCCAGACAGCACCTCTGGATTTGACAATATCATATTGAAATTCAGGAACCTCAAGAATAACCATAAGAAACAACTCCATTTTTGAAAAATATATTTTTCGAAAAAAGATTTTAAAATGTCAAGACCAAGAAAGTGTGTCACGGTGACACACTAGGGGTCATTTTGCATTTATATATAAAAGATATATTCCCCACCATTAATTTCCGCAAAAGTATTGACAAATTGACAAAATGGTGGTATAATTAATATACAGAGGAAATTTAGAGGGCATAAAAAATTGCACCCTCTAAGGCTTATAAACTCTTGGCGGAGATTATAAGCCCAGCAGCACAGATGTTACCGCAACTGTGGAGCTTTCAGAGAATGCTATCCTCGTGCTCTATTATAGCACGTTGGAAATAGATTGTCAAGGGCTTTTCACGATGTCAAACATCTGGAAAGCTCTTTTTGCTTTTAGCTGCTGATTCAACTCGTCAAAAATGCAGCTTGAAAATCGAATATCGTAAGTCCTCAAATAAGATTGAGATGAGGTCAACTGATGTGAAACACAAGCACAACAAGACATTGAGTTGTCTTTAAGTCGCTTAGAGCCATGACGTTCGTTACTGTTCAATCACGCCGATCAGGCATTCTTGACATTACAGAACATGAACACGAGCCAGCCAGTAACAGTTAAGCTAACTGCAAGCCTATGTGCCGACGCCACTATGAATTAACATCAGATGATTCGCTTAAGCTCCACAATGTGCAGCTGCCTTGACAAGGTCTAAGAGCGAAACGAAACAAATGTCACAAAACATATCCTAGCTTGTTACTACAAGCTTTCATATATGCTCAGCAAGGATACTTAAAGATACTTGCTGAGGAAAGTCCACATTTTTATATCCTGTGGATTTTCCTTTGTGAGTATCAAAAATGATTGGTGCGCCAGAAGGGACTCGAACCCCCGACCTACTGGTTCGTAGCCAGTCACTCTATCCAGCTGAGCTACTGGCGCATTCAACTCTAATATTATATCATATGCAAGCACCCTTGTCAACAAGTTAATTGAATTTTACCACTCATTTTACAAAACATTCACATCACCTCTTGCCGCTTCACACCTTTATCCTCCCTTTAAATGCCATTGTTTTTCACACTTTTTGTCAATCAAGTGTTTGTAATCATTTGTAATACTTTTTCGGCAAACTGCTCTGTTTTTAACCGGAATTTTTGTAGATTATTTATCATTCTATGCCCTTGACTTATATTCTGATTGTGGTATAATAGTAAATGTTCAATATTATGTTATGATAAAAGCAGTCAACCACAATATATAGTGGTTGAGCAGGATAGAATGAAAGGAAGAGTATAGGTGAAGATAATAAAAAGAAGCGGCGCTGAGAATACGTTCGATAAGGAAAAGATAGAAAATGCCGTTGCGAAAGCTAATATCACTGTGGAGGAAAAGGATAGGCTCTCTGAGGGAGAAATAGGAGAGATAGCACAGAATATAGAGGACAAATGCTCTGAAATGAATAGGGCTATGGACGTTGAAACTATTCAGGACTGGGTGGAAGCCGATATCATGCGCCACGGCAAGTATACAGTGGCAAAGCATTATATCACCTACCGCTATGAGCGTTCTATCGTCAGACAGGCTAATACTACTGACAAGCAGATACTTTCTCTTCTTAACTTCGAGAACGAGGAAGTCAAGCAGGAAAATTCCAATAAGAACCCTACTGTCAATTCAGTTCAGAGGGATTATATGGCAGGCGAGGTCAGCAAGGATATCACAAGAAGATTTTTGCTTCCTGACGATATAGTTGAAGCTCACGAAAAAGGTCTGATACATTTCCACGACGCCGATTATTTCGCTCAGCATATGCACAACTGCTGTCTTGTAAATCTTGAGGATATGCTCCAGAACGGCACTGTCATAAGCGAGGTCATGATAGAAAAGCCACACAGCTTCTCTACAGCCTGCAATATCGCTACACAATCTATCGCTCAGATAGCTTCTTCACAGTATGGCGGACAGAGTATCACACTTTCCCACCTTGCTCCGTTCGTTCAGATATCCCGTGATAAATACCGCCGTGAGGTAAAAAAAGAGTTCGCAGAGCTTAATATCCCTGCCGACGAGGATACTATAAATAAGGTAGCCGAAATGAGAGTAAAGGCTGAGATAGTTCAGGGCGTTCAGATGATACAGTATCAGGTCATCACTCTTATGACAACAAACGGTCAAGCACCTTTCGTTACTGTTTTCATGTACCTTGACGAGGTGCCGGAGGGGCAGACAAGAGATGACCTTGCGGCTATCATAGAGGAAATGCTCAGACAGCGTATCCAAGGTGTAAAGAACGAAAAGGGTGTCTATATAACACCTGCGTTCCCTAAGCTAATATATGTCCTTGAAGAGGACAACATAAGAGAAGGCTCAAAATATTGGGAGCTTACAAAGCTTGCTGCAAAGTGTACCGCAAAGAGAATGGTTCCTGACTATATAAGCGAAAAGAAAATGAAGGAGCTTAAGGTAGACAAGAACGGCAATGGTCAGTGCTACCCTTGCATGGGCTGCAGAAGCTTCCTTACAACATATCTTGACGAAAACGGCAAGCCTAAATATTACGGCAGATTCAATCAGGGCGTTGTTACAATAAACCTTGTGGACGTTGCCTGCTCGTCATATAAGGATATGGATAAGTTCTGGAAGATATTTGATGAAAGACTTGAGCTTTGCAGACGTGCGCTTATGCTCCGTCACGAAAGACTTAAAGGCACTCCGTCAGACGTTGCGCCTATTCTTTGGCAGAACGGTGCATTGGCAAGGCTTAAAAAGGGCGAAACTATCGACAAGCTCCTGTTCGGCGGATATTCCACCATATCACTTGGCTATGCAGGTCTTTGCGAATGCGTAAGATACATGACGGGCAAGTCACACACAGACCCTTCAGCAACTCCTTTTGCACTTGAAGTTATGCAGCACCTTAATGACGCCTGCGCAAAGTGGAGAGCAGAAACAAACATAGATTTCAGCCTTTACGGCACGCCATTGGAGTCCACAACATACAAATTTGCAAGATGTTTGCAGAAGCGTTTCGGTGTTATCGAGGGTGTAACAGACAGAAACTACATCACAAACAGCTATCATATCCATGTTACCGAGAACATCGACGCATTTGACAAGCTCACCTTTGAGTCACAGTTCCAGGCTCTCTCACCAGGAGGAGCTATCAGCTATGTGGAAGTGCCGAATATGCAGAACAACATAGAGGCGGTCCTTGCAGTTATGCAGCATATTTACGACAACATCATGTATGCAGAGCTTAACACAAAGAGCGACTACTGTCAGAAGTGCGGTTTTGACGGTGAGATAAAGATAGTAGAAGATGACGGCAAGCTTGTATGGGAGTGTCCGAACTGCGGCAACAGAGATCAGAACACTCTGAACGTTGCAAGGCGCACCTGTGGCTACATCGGCACGCAGTTCTGGAATCAGGGCAGGACTCAAGAGATAAAGGAGAGAGTTTTGCATTTGTGATTTTTAGGAAAACCCAAAAATTTTTTTGAGCGATTTTCAAAAAAAGTGAACATTATAGCCGTTAAAACTCAAAAGTTCAAAAATCAAAACTCGTCAAAAAAATGAACATTATAGCAAGGAAAACTCAAAAACTCAAAACTGCAAAATCCGAAAATAATGAACATTATTATTGACATAAAACAGCAAACAGCATATAACTATCGGGGCAATACAAAATCGTATTGCCCTGCGTTGTATGTATGAAAGGAGCGGAAAATGAATTATTGTGAGATAAAGAAAACCGATATCGCCAATGGATCAGGAGTGAGGGTCACGCTATTCGTATCAGGTTGCAGACACCACTGCAAGGGCTGTTTTCAACCTGACACTTGGAACTTTGACTACGGCAAGCCTTTCACAGATACCACCGCAGACGAGATACTTAACGCCCTCTCAAGGGGCTATATAAAAGGGCTTACGCTCTTAGGCGGCGAACCTATGGAGCCGGAGAACCAGCCTGAGCTTACAAAGCTCCTCCGCCGTGTGAAAACAGAACTTCCCGACAAGGACGTGTGGTGCTACACAGGCTGTACCCTTGAAACTGACCTGCTTGCAGGCTCAAAGTCCCCATACAGAACACAGTACACAGACGAAATGCTGAGCCTTATCGACTACCTCGTTGACGGCGAATTTGTTCTCGAAAAGAAAAACATCTCACTGAAATTCAGAGGCTCTGAAAATCAGAGGATACTTCATAAAAAAGACGGCATTTGGCTGCCTTGCGAAGATATGTAAAACAAAACCGCTCCCCGTGACATCACGAAGAGCGGTTATTTTTATTGCGTAGGTGCGACCTAAGGTCGCCCACCTTGAAACTTTTATAAGATAACTCTACAGCCTTACTTTTCAGACTTTGTAAAGAATATCGCCTTTATAAGCTGGATAACGAGCATAGAGCCAAAGCTTAGAATGTATATCCATGCAAACTGCATACCTGTCATGTCTGCTATCTTGAAAAGTCCCTTGAGTTGTGGAACGAGCAGAACGGAGTTTAAAAATACCATTCCAAGACCGAACGCCATAAGACCGAACTTGTTGTTGAAAAAGTCCTTTGAGAAGATAACAGGACCTTTTTTCTTGCACGAGAATCCGTGGAACAATCTTGCGGAGCAAAGCACTGCGAATGCCATCGTCATACCAAGAGCTGCGCTTGTCTTGTTTCCCATAATGAAAGCCGAAGCTACTGCTATGGCTATAACTACGCCATACAATGCAATCTCGCCCAGGAAAGGACGTGTGAGTATAGATTCGTTTGCGTTTCTTGGTTTGCGTTTCATGACCTCTTCGGAGTGAGGTTCAAGACCCAAACCGATAGCAGGAAGCGAGTCTGTAAGCAGATTAATAAACAGCAAATGTATTGCCGCAAACGGAACAGGAAGTCCAAGCAGTGAGTTGAAAAGCACCACAAGAATTGCCGCAAAGTTGCCCGAAAGCAGGAAGAGTATAGCCTTTTTAATGTTCTCGTAAATGTTTCTGCCGTTTCTTATGGCCTTGACTATAGTTGCAAAGTTATCGTCTGCAAGCACCATTGAGGCAGCGTCCTTTGAAACCTCAGTTCCTGTGATGCCCATTGCAACGCCCACATCAGCCTGCTTTAACGCAGGTGCGTCGTTCACTCCGTCGCCTGTCATGGAAACTATACAGCCGTTTGCCTGCCAAGCCTTTACGATCCTTATTTTATGCTCAGGTGTAACACGAGCGTAAACAGCCTTGTCCTTTACAAAGTCAACAAGCTCTTCGTCTGAATAAGCGTCAAGCTCGTGACCCTCAACAGCCTTTGAGTTGTCGTCAAGAATACCTATCTCACGGGCAATAGCCGAAGCCGTAACGATATGGTCGCCTGTTATCATGACTGGCTTTATGCCTGCCTTGCGGCATTCCGCAACAGCCGCCTTTGATTCCTCTCTCGGAGGATCCATCATAGCAATAAGACCGACAAACTCCAATCCGTCCTCGTCCTCTGGACATACGGTATCCTTGTCGAATTTTTTCTCTGCAAATGCAAGTATACGCAGACCTTTTTCCGAAAGCTCTGCCACACGCTGGGTTATAACAGCCTTTTCCTTGTCGCTTGAAGTTATCCTGTTTATAAGAACGTCAGCCGCACCCTTTACATATAGCACCTTTTCGCCGTCGATAACGTGCAGAGTTGACATAAGCTTTCTGTCTGAATCAAATGGTATCTCAGAAATTCTAGGGAGATCTTCCCTCACCTTGTCAGTGTCGATACCAAGCTTTGTTCCAAAATTGATAAGAGCCGTTTCAGTAGGGTCGCCTATCTCAACGCCGTCCTTACAGCTTGAATCGTTGCAAAGGATCATGGCTCTTGTCATAGTCTTGACCTTTTCATCGTCAAGATCAACAGCGTCAGTGTCGATTATCCTGCCGTCTACCATTATTTTTCTAACTGTCATCTTGTTCTGAGTAAGAGTACCGGTCTTATCAGAGCATATTACAGAAACGCTGCCCAAGCCCTCAACAGCTTGAAGCTTTCTTATGATAGCGTTTTCCTTTGACATTTTCTGTGTGCCGAAAGAAAGCACAATAGTAACGATAGAGCTGAGAGCCTCAGGGATAGCCGCAACAGCAAGTGCGATAGCGAACATGAACGAATCCATAAGCTCGCCGCCACGAAGCATACTAAGTCCGAACACTACTGCACAGACAATAAGTATAGCAATGGAAAGCTTTTTGCCGAACTCGTCAAGCGTGTTCTGGAGAGGTGTTTTTCTCTCTGATGCGTTTTGGATAAGCGAAGCTATCTTGCCCACCTCAGTGTCCATACCCACCTCAGTGACAAGCATTTTTCCTCTGCCGTATGTGACAAAAGAACCTGAATAAACCATGTTAGCACGTTCAGCAAGAGGCTTTTCGCCCTCTATATCGCTCATATCCTTGTCGATATTAACGCTCTCGCCTGTGAGTGCAGACTCGTTCACCTGAACAGACGCACATTCTATCAGCCTGCCGTCTGCACATATCTGGTCGCCTGCCTCGATAAGAAGAATATCGCCCACTGCGATCTCCTCAGATGGGATAATGACCTTTTCACCGTTACGAAGCGCCTTAGCCGTCGGTGCAGAAAGCTTTTTAAGGTTCGTCAGTGACTTTTCAGCCTTGACGGTCTGAACTGTACCCAAAATAGCGTTCATTGTGATAACAACGAGAATTACCGCACAGCTCTCAACGTCTTTCATGAAAGCTGAAACTATCGCAGCAATAATGAGTATAAGCACAAGAAAGTCCTTATACTGCTCTAAAAAGATCACGGGAATGGACTTTTTCTTGCCCTCCGTGATAACATTTCGTCCGAACTTTTCGCAGTTTTTCACTGCCTGCTCGGTTGAAAGACCATTTTCACCTGATGAAAACTCAGTGTAAAGCTGGTCAAGCTTTTTCTGATACTGCTTCATAAAATACCACCTTTTTTATTTTTTCCTGTAAATATTGCCGATATACCCTTCAAAGCCTCCTTTTCTCATAGGCTCAGTAAAATAAACGCATAAAAAATCGGCAAGACGTTTATTGGGTAAACTGCGCCTGTGGCAATTTAATCAATAAAAGTCTCGCCGTTTAGATATGCAGCGGTCCCTCATCGGAACGTATTGACGCAAACATAAACGGATCTCTCCGCCAGCTACTCTCTTTTACTATGAGGTTATTATAACCTATATTTTTGATTTTGTCAATAGTTTTTTATATATTTTATTGTACATTTGCAACTCATTTGCTTGATCTCATTTTCAAACACTGCCCTTGATTATTATTCCAAAAGGTGCTATAATAGCATTGGTGATAATAATGAAAAGGAAAATACTTGTAGGTCTGCTTACCGCCGTTATCTTTTTGGCTTGCGCCCTTGTGATAAATATAACCCCAAAGGTGGAGAAAGGCTCAGTTGTGCTGACCTGTGACGGAAGCAAATATGAGCTTCCCGGCACTGAAAAGACACGATACTGCAACGGCAAGAGCGAGAGCCTTTCCGCTGAAGAGAGCTTTGAAGATCTGCTCTCCTCTGTACCGTCATTTAATGTAAAGGCAGATGTAGATAAGGACGGCAATGTTACCCTTAAAACCCCTATGTCCGTAGAAGTCACAGGGGACAGGCTCGGTGACGTGCTTTACACTGTCTACAGCTATGACGGAAAGGTGCTTGCCAAGGAGTCCAAAAAGCTGGAGCTTCCAAAAGAGGATATTGACGGCTGTCTTGTGAAAATAAAAATTACATGGGGCAAGAAAGACACAAGCTATCTTGAAGAAGATTACTGGTTTGCCGCAATGTACAATACCGAAAGATAAACATAACATCAAAATGTTGGGGCGACCTCTGGTCGCTCACTTTATTTCTGTAAACTTTCAGACAACAAAACGTCGGACGAATTTGAAAACGTCCGACGTTTTTTTTAACATATTTGAAATCCTATTATGCCCACCATACAAATAACGCTGCCGATAAATCTCAGCTTTGTGATAGGCTCTTTTCTTATGAGCGCTATAACAAACAGCGAACACAGTATCATAGGCTGGATAAATGACGCACTCGCAAGACTCACAGCAATAACAGCGTTCTCCGCAAGCAGACCTGCCACATTCGGAATCTTTGTAAGCACAACCACCCATGCGCCCTTTTGATTTTTCTTGAATATCTCCAAAGGCTTCGCCCTTGGCAGAAGTATGATAGCCATAAGTATAAGCGCAAAGAACAGCGCCATGGTCGAGGATATGTAATTCTCCGACGCTCTTACAACTATGCCGTAGCCGTATCTTGCCAAAAGATAGAACACCAGAGGAACAACTATCCTGCGGTAATTTATATTGCCGCTGTCCGTTCTGCCTGATTTTGCGATAAAAACAAGTCCTGCAACAGTAAGCACGATAAAAAGAAACTTGAAAATGCTCGGCTTTTCACCAAGGAAAATATCCGTTGCATAGGACATGAAAAGGGTGATACCAAGCCAAGCCTTAAGCTCAAAGGCTGATATTTCATCAAGGATAATAGCCGAAAGCTTAAATTCAAGGATCTTCGACAAGCACAGCAGACCTATCGCCGCAAATGACTGCCAGCTAAGCGTAATAGTCCTGTCGAGGAAAGGCAGACAGCAAGCCATGAAAACAGCCGTTGCCGCCGCCATTAAGAATCCAAGCTCATCGCCGTTGAATTTTGCCGTTGAAACAGCGTACTTGTCACTAAGGGAACATATCGTGTAGCATACAACTACAAGTATAAGCAAAAACATTATTTTTCTTCTTCCTTACTATATGATTTTCTAAGACCTGTATGCTGTGAAACATACGAAATAATGGGCGACCCAAGGTCGCCCCTACGTAAAGCCGATTTATCAGTTCTTTTTATTTTTCACAAGCCATACTACCGCCAAAATACCAAGTATCACTGAGAACAGAGTAGCAATGGCTAGACATATCCAGCTTGCATACTGACTTTGTATAAATTCGTTCTGCGATTGGCTTCCTATAAGGGTATCTACTCCCGATTGCGAGCCTAACGCTGAGAACAGTATTATAAATGCCATTCTCACATTCATTACGCAGGCTATAACGCTGTAAATATGCACTATACCCTGAAAAAGGCACACTCCGCAGTCGTCCTTTACATAGCTTTTCACTCCAAGCACCGCACATACCACCGACACTGCCGTGTAGATAATGAACGCCGCAAAAAGCACTATCGTTGGCACTTTTGCTCCCTCGGTTTTCACTATCATGCTCATAAGCCCAGCCATACACCCCATGAACACAGCCGCTGCCGCAAGCCCTGCAACAGACCATTTTCTGTATAAAAGCTCTGACTTTTTTATCTGCTCTTTCTTTATCTGCTTAGGCATTTTCTTTCTCCGCCTTCTTGCTTTCAAGCTCCTCTTCGGATATCTTGAAGCGTATCCTGTCTATTTTCTGCTCGTCCTCCATTTTCACTGTCATCTCAAAAGGCGGACAGCTTATAACTTCATTCTGCTCAGGAAGTCTGTCAAGCATATCCATTATCCAGCCACCGAGAGATGTTCTTTCGGTTTCGATAGTGTCCTCCGGCAGTCCTATCCTCTCAAGAAAATCCGATACCGAAAGCTCCGCCGACGCTTCGTAAACACCGTCGCTTATTTTTACAAGGGAGGTATCCTCCTCGTCGCTTTCATCATAGATCTCGCCCACAAGCTCCTCTATGATATCCTCAAGGGTACAAATGCCCTCCGTACCGCCGTATTGGTCTAGCACCACCGCCATATGCACCTTTTTGCGCTGCATCTGCTTCAGGATCTCAGAGATCTTGCGGTTTTCGGTTATGTAAAGTGGCTTGTTCATTATAAGGCTTATGTCCGTCTTGCCCTTGAGATACATTTCAAAAAAGTCAGACTGGTGGATAAGTCCAACAATGTGGTCTAAGTCCTTGTCATACACGGGGAGCCTTGAAAACTTTGTCTGCACAAAGCGTTTTTTTATGCTCTCCATATCCTCATGAAGCTCAACACCCTCGATATTTACTCTCGGCACAAGTATCTCGCTTATGGTTATCTCGTCAAAATCAAGTGCCGAACGCACAAGCTCCGACTCCTGCTCTTCAAGTACGCCCTCGTCCTGAATCTCGTCTATGATATATTTAAGTTCTTCCTCAGTAACAGACGGCTCGCTGTTCTTGTTGCCCACAAGCTTTGAAACACCGCTTTTTATGCCCATAAAGATAGCCGTTATAGGCGTGATGATGAACATGAATGCGGAAAGCGGAGCCGCCATAAGAATAGAAAACCGCTCAGAATTTTCCTTTGCAAGGCTCTTAGGCAAGATCTCACCAAAAATAAGCACAAGCACCGTCATGACTACAGTAGCCAGACCCACGCTTCCCTTGCCGAACTTCTCCGTAAAAAGCACCGTTGCAAGTGAAGATGAAGAAATGTTCACAACATTGTTTCCCACAAGTATAGCGGTGAGTGCCTTGTCAAAATTATCGCATATGTTCATTGCCTTCTTTGCAGACTTGTTTCCATCGTCTGCAAGTTTTTTAAGCCTTATCCTGTTGCATGAAGAAAACGCTGTCTCCGTTGCAGAACAAATAGCAGACAGCATAAGAAGCACAGCGATGATAACAACTTTCATAAAATAAAATTATCCTTTCAGGTCAGAATATAAATTTGCTGCCCTAGTTATAAAAATAGCACTAAAGGCAGTCATGAAAACTGACTACATATAGTTATCATAACATATTTTTTAACCAATTGCAACAGTATTGTTGAAAAAACGATGTAAAAGAGTTATAATATTCTTTGTGTTCATAATATTCATATGCACAAAAGGAGATAACAGAAATGGCAAAGAAAGATAAAGACATTTTCGACAAAATAATGGACTGGAAGATATTCGGCTGGTTCAGACCCTTTTACGTCAAAAACAAGGAAATGCTTTTGTATCTGTTTTTCGGCGTACTCACCACCGCAGTCAGCTTTGTGACCGCAGGCATCTCAAAAGTACTTTTGGAGCAAGCAGGCATAGGCAAGGGCGGTGTTTCCACCACAAGCACCGTAATATCATGGATATGTGCAGTAACATTCGCATACATAACCAACAGGATATGGGTTTTCGAGTCTGAAGCAGAGGGCAAAAAGGCGATAATCTCCGAAGCGGCTTCATTTTATGGCGGCAGGATATTCACTCTTCTCGTAGAAATGTTCATGATGTGGCTCGGCTACTCACTTCTCAGCTTCAACTATTGGATAACAAAGATAGTGGCAAACGTTGTTGTGCTGATACTTAACTATGTCATCAGCAAGCTTGTGGTCTTCAGAAAGAAATAAGCATACAAAAAAAGCTGTCGGCAAAAAATGCTGACAGCTTTTCTTTTGCCCCAGTTGCCACGTTGCAACCGACTAATCTCTGTACATAAGCGTGACCGCCATGCCGTTTATCACGCCCACTACAACTCCGCACACAATGAAAAACACCTTGATAGGCAGGTCAAGCAGAAGCGAGATAAGCCCGAACACGATAACAAACGCCATTGCTCCGCCTATCTGCACAAGAAACTTTCTTTTCACAAGCACAGGAAAACGCTCAGCAAGCTTTGCGGTCTTGTTACCCTTGCGGTCAATTATCCTGTAAATAAGCTGAGTCAGTGCCATTGGTATTCCGATAAATAAAATTGCTGTTATAAGTTTGTCCATTTTAAATTCCTCCATTTTTCACTTAAATTATAGCTTTTTTTGTATCAAAAAAGGCTGCCCAAGACGCAGTTCGTCCGTGGGCAGCCTCATTGCTGCATATAAAATTTCTTTTATCAACAATTAAAGAACTCTTACGCCAACAACGCCCTCGATAGACTTGAAAGCGTCAGCGTCAACGTCGCCTGTAACATCGAGCATTGTGTAAGCCCAGTCCTTCTTTGACTTGTTTACAAGGTTCTCGATATTTGCGCCCTTGTCAGATACAACAGATGTGATCTGTGCAATAAGTGCAGGAACGTTCTTGTGAAGCACGCAAACAAGGTGGTCGCCTGTTTTAGCAAGCTCTGCATTAGGGAAGTTTACAGAATTCTTGATAGTTCCCTTCTCGATATAGTCGATAAGCTCGTGAGCCGCCATTGTTGCGCAGTTGTCCTCAGACTCAGGTGTGGAAGCGCCAAGGTGTGGAAGAACGATAACGTTCTCCTCGCCAAGAACAACATCATCTGCAAAGTCTGTTACATACTTTGCAACCTTTCCGTCCTTGATAGCCTTTACAACAGCCTCACTGTTGATAAGCTCGCCTCTTGCAAGGTTGATAAGACGAACGCCGTCCTTCATCATTGCTATCTGAGCTTCGTCGATAGTGTTCTTTGTGTCAGGTGTATAAGGAACGTGGATAGTGATATAGTCACTGTTCTTGTAAATATCATTGATATCAGCAGTTACCTTTACAGCAGGATCAAGCTGGATAGCTGCGTTTACAGAAAGGAATGGGTCATAGCCGATAACGTCCATGCCAAGTGCAACGGCTGCGTTTGCGATCTTTCCGCCGATAGCACCAAGACCGATTACGCCAAGAGTCTTGCCCAATATCTCAGGACCTGCGAACTTAGACTTGCCGCCCTCAACTGTCTTTGGAGCGTCAGGAGTGCCCTTGAGTGATGCAGCCCATGCAGCAGCCTCAGTTATCTTTCTTGAAGAAAGAAGAAGCGCACAAATAGCAAGCTCCTTAACAGCGTTTGAGTTTGCGCCAGGTGTGTTGAATACAACGATTCCCTGCTCTGCGCACTTCTCAACTGGAATATTGTTTACGCCAGCACCTGCTCTTGCAATAGCAAGCAGGCTCTCAGGCATTTCCATATCGTGCATCTTTGCTGAACGTACCATTATAGCGGTAGGATTTTCAGCATTGTCGCTTACTGTGTACTTAGCCTTGTCGAAAATATCTGTACCGCAAGCGGCGATCTTATTCAAAGTCAATATGTTGTACATTAAACTAACCTCTTTCATCTATTTAAGTGATAATTCTTACAAACAGGCAAAGAACAAGTATTACAGCGAAAAGAACGAGTACAACTTTGCCTTTTGACTTACTTCTTTCATTAAGCTTATCACGCCAATCGTCCGGATTGTTTTTGATCAAATCAGCAGTGCTTATCATATGAAGCAATCGATGAAGCATTGAAATTTCACCTCGATCAAATCTGATTAAGCGTTTTCAGCCTCGAACTTCTTCATGAACTCAACAAGCTTTTCAACGCCCTCGATAGGCATTGCGTTGTAGATAGAAGCTCTCATACCGCCAACAGTTCTGTGACCCTTGAGGTTTACAAAGCCTGCTGCTGTAGCCTCAGCAACGAACTTCTTGTCAAGCTCAGCGTCGCCTGTTACGAATGGAACGTTCATAAGAGATCTGTCCTCAGGAACAACAGTGCCCTTGAAGAGCTTGCTCTGGTCAAGATAATCATAGAGTATCTTAGCCTTCTTCTCGTTGTGAGCCTTCATAGCCTCAAGACCGCCCATTTTCTTTATCCACTTGAATACCTTGCCGCAGATGTAGATGCCATAGCAAGGAGGTGTATTGTAAAGAGAGTCAGCGTCAGCCTGAGTTTTCCACTTGAGCATTGTAGGTGTTCCCTCGAGAACATCGTCAGTGATAAGATCTTCTCTGATGATAGCGATAACAACGCCGGCAGGGCCAACGTTCTTCTGAACGCCGCCGTAAATAACACCGTACTTTGTTACGTCAACAGGCTCAGACAGGAAGCAGGAAGAAACGTCTGCAACAAGTGTGTGACCCTTTGTGTTAGGCAGAGTCTTGTACTTTGTACCATAGATAGTATTGTTTTCGCAGATATAAACATAGTCAGCGTCCTCTGGGATATCCAGATCTGAACAATCAGGGATATAAGAGAAAGTCTTGTCAGCAGAAGAAGCCACAGCAACAGCCTCGCCGTATTTCTGTGCCTCCTGATAAGCTTTCTTAGCCCACTGACCTGTGATTATGTAAGCCGCTTTCTTGTTCTTCATAAGGTTCATAGGAACGGCTGAGAACTGCTGAGAAGCACCGCCCTGAAGGAACAGCACCTTATAGTTATCAGGGATACCCATAAGCTCTCTGATGTCCTTTTCAGCTTCCTTGATGATGTCATCGAACGCCTTGGAACGGTGGCTCATCTCCATTACGCTCATACCTGTGCCCTTATAATCGAGCATTTCATCGGCAGCTTCCTTAAGCACTTCCTCAGGGAGTACAGCAGGACCTGCACTGAAGTTATATACTCTACCCATTGTTAAACCCTCCATATAAATTAGTTTCATTATTTATAAAGACTATAAATATATAAATTAATAATATTATTATATGCCTTTTATAAAAAAAAGTCAAGGGCTGTCATATAAAAATACTCACTCGTCATAAGTTTTTGTACATATCAGCACATAAAACAGCCCTGAAAACGTGCATTTTTACACCTTACCTATGCCGTTATATATAATAAGCACTGAAAAGCATGAAAAATCAGAATAATACTAAAGCGTTAAAAAGAGGTTAAAATTTTTGGTATTCCTTGAAATCTCCATATTTGTGTAGTATAATGTAATCAATAGAATGCGACAGTTGTAAAAAAATCGGGGAACAATTGTCACTCTCAGGGAAAGAGGATATATATGCAAAAGATATTTTATGTTTCAAGAAATGAGGACAAAGCCCATGATGGAAAAGCCCCGGATATGGACAGATTTCAGCGAGTTGAAAAGCTCAACAGTCTGATCGCGGCAGGCTGGGCTATAAAGGAAATGAAAAGCGAAAACAGCAGCACATTCTTTGTGCTTGAGAAAGCAGACTAGACTTAAAATGGCGGTATAAAACAGTACCCTGCCAATAACGCAGGCACGATGTTCCGCCAACAAGTTCGCCAGGTCTTTCAACAAACTTATAGGACGGCAGCCCCACCGTCCTTTTTTTATGTGCAGATAAATTTTGCGAAAACGTTTTATGGGTATTGCATTTCAGAGAGAAATATTGTATAATTAATGTAATCGTTTTAATGAGCACAAATGATACTATACATATTATAAAGGAGTAAAAAAATATGGCTTATGTAATCGGCGTAGACTGTGGTACAAGCGGCACTAAGACAGTGCTTTTTGACGAAAAGGGTACTGTTATCTCTTCTGTAACTATTGAATATCCTATGTATCAGCCTAAAAACGGCTATGCAGAGCAAGAACCTGCTGACTGGGCAAACGCAATGATAAACACTATCAAGGCTGTTATGACCAAAAGCGGCGTAAACAAAGAGGACGTTGCAGGCATTGGTATCTCAGGTCAGATGCACGGACTTGTTATGCTGGATAAGGACAACAACGTTCTTAGAAAGTCCATAATATGGTGCGATCAGAGAACTGCCGCAGAAGTTGAAGAAATGAATGAAAAGCTAGGCAGAGAAAAGCTCATCAAGATAACAGCAAACCCTGCCCTCACAGGCTGGACGGCTGCGAAAATCCTTTGGGTAAAGAACAACGAGCCTGATATATATGAAAAGTGCAGACACATTCTTCTTCCAAAGGACTATCTGAGATTTATCCTCACTGGCGAATATGCAACAGAGGTTTCCGACGCCAGCGGTATGCAGCTTCTTGACGTGCCAAACCGCTGCTGGTCAAAGGAAGTCTGCGATACGCTTGGCATTGATATGTCAATGCTGGGCAAGGTGTACGAGTCATGCGAAGTAACAGGCAAGGTCACAAAGAAAATGGCTGAGCTTACAGGACTTAAAGAGGGTACTATAGTAGTAGGCGGAGCAGGCGACAATGCCGCTGCGGCTATCGGAACAGGCGTTGCAGAAGACGGCAAGGCGTTCACAACTATCGGAACATCAGGCGTCGTATTCGCACACACTTCTTCTATCTCTATCGACCCAAAGGGCAGAGTTCACACCTGCTGTGCAGCAGTACCGAACGCATGGCACGTTATGGGTGTTACACAAGGCGCAGGACTTTCGCTGAAATGGTTCAGGGATAATTTCTGCAATGCAGAGAAAGAAACAGCAAAGTGCATGGGTGTTGACGAATATTATCTCATGGATAAGGAAGCAGAGAAAGTGCCTGTTGGTGCAAACAGACTTCTCTATCTGCCATATCTCATGGGCGAAAGAACACCGCATCTTGACCCTGACGCAAGAGGAGTATTCTTCGGACTTTCCGCAATGCACACAAAGCGTGATATGCTGAGAGCAGTAATGGAGGGCGTATCATACTCCCTGAGAGATTGCGTTGAGGTATTCAGAGAAATGGATATCAACGTATCCGACATGATGGCATGCGGAGGCGGCGGAAGTTCACCGCTGTGGAGATCAATGCTCGCAGATCTTTACAACTGCCCTGTAAAAACAGCTTCATCAAAAGAAGGTCCAGCCCTTGGCGTAGCACTTCTTGCAGCAACAGGCGCAGGCATTTACTCATCAGTACCGGAAGCTTGTAAGTCAGTAGTAAAGACCGACAAGGTACAGCAGCCTGAAGCAGAGCGAGTACCTGAGTATGAGAAATACTACAAGCTTTACACAGAGATCTATCCTGCACTGAAAGCAGAATTTGCAAAGCTTGCGAAGATGTAATATAAAACCAAAAGCTCCGATTTGCCGTCGGAGCTTTTTTTGTGTTAGAATATTTCGACAACTAAAAAATGGCTCTCCACAATAGCGGAAAGCCGTTTTTACATATTGGTCGGAGTGACCGGATTTGAACCGACGACCTCTACCACCCCAAACACAAATAGAAAATTCTAGGATATAAACCGCCGTATTTTGTTTAAATATCGGCGGTTTTATTGTGCATAGAAATATTACAAAATGTTTAGTTTGTTAGTGCGGTATTTTAACAAATTATACATTGACAAGAAATATTACAAGCATTTACGCCGTTTACCTAATGTTATATAATATAACTGTAGTCAAGAGAACTACAACAAATTATTAATTAATTACGGAGGTATGCAAGATGTATATTGTAAAAGGTTTCAAGAAAAATAGCGGTGTTATCAAGGCAACTGGAAAGAAATGGGAAAATTTTTCGTTGTTCTGCCTAAAGGAAAGCAAGGACGATAGCGTAACAGGCTATGAAGTCCATACCGCTAAAGTTTCGCCGCTTATTCTGCGAGAGGTTTTTCCAAACCCTGTTTCTATGATAGACAGCGAAATAAATATTAACTATGGCGTTCGTACTTTCGGCGGTGTTGAAAAGCTTGTTGTCGAAAGTATAGACATAATCAATAAGAAAGGAGATTAAATTATGCCTATTTCAGTTCTTGCAGGTGAAACAACTGCTATTACTTCGGGTGTAACTACAATCACCGACCTTGTGTCACAGGTTTGGACACTTATGACAGGCAATCCGCTTGTTATGGTCTTTGTAGGTGCATCTCTCCTCGGCGTTGCAATCGGCGTTATCAGAAAGCTTACACATAAGTAAGCCGTATATCTCGCTTGTGCGGGGCGGTTAATCCGCTCCGCATTTTTTATTTTAGAAAGGAGAAAACAACATATGAAAACTAAATTACGGCGGTTATTTTCAATTCTCTCCGCTATGGTATTAATGATACTCTGTGCCGTTCCTGCGTTTGCTGATGATACAGTAACTAAAAATGACCTGTCAAGCGTTAAATGGAATATTGTTAGTAAATCTTCTGACATTCCACATTTTACTGATGTTTATAATAATTTTTCTTCAACTATTTCTAAAACTGATAATTATATTGCTGTTTATGGTAAAAAATCTGACGGCACATCAGAAACTAATATTCTTTATTTTGACCCTACCGCCATTGCATATTATAGCTTTACAAATAATCAATTTTTGTTTGGTTCAAATTATGAGTATGATTCACAACGTCTTTTATTCAAATTCGATTCTTCTGATAATAAAACTGAATCTGTTGGTTATGGCGGTTGGAGTGTTACTAAACCTAGTGGTTTTACAAAATCTGAATGTAAAGGTTTATTAAATCTTAATGACTATGTTCAATCAACTGTTAAAGTTTATTTTCATACAAAAATATATGATTTTGACAATTTAGAAAACGAATTAGACCCTAACGCTCCACCAGTTCCCTTTACTGTCGATTATTCCCCTGCTCTCTCTGAGGGCATGAGTCGTAAGGGTACACTTGTTGCTCCAGGTGCAAGCAACAACGGACAGGAAATAGAATCCAATGGTCTTAATGTCCGTGTCACACTGACGGACGAATTTATAAAACTCCGTGACAGCTATGACGAACTCAAAGATTATACATATGAATTTGTATGTTATATTACTACTTCCCCCCCTGAAAAGTCGTCTTATGAAGAAAGCGTTAAAAACGCTGTTTATACTTCTTTGGACTATGGCAAATATATGTATACTACAAGCGGTGTTGTTGATGATGTTACGGACGATAACAAAGAGCCTACGGAATGGATAATGGCAGAGGGCATAAATGCAGGTTACATTATTGGCAAGGGTGGCTCTGTCAAGAATGTTACTATCAATCTTGAAAATCTTGATAGTTCACAGTTCACATCCGATACAAAGCTTTATATCGTGGTATATGGTCGCTTGACCTCTCTTTCAGTTCCTACCCCTGATTACTTCGACCTTGACAATCAAGGCTATCTGTGCAATCAAGGTAGCTTAAACTCAAAGCAGATTGTTACAGTAAATGCCGACCCCGAAACAGGCGAGGGAATAGACGTTGTAATGCCTGATTACTATTGCGTAACGTCAACGGCGTTTAATTATAAGGACTATCCCGAATACAAGCCGAAAATATTCAAGAATGGTGCTGAAATGGATACAAATAAGCCGTTTACTGATTATCTTGATAAGAAGTTGACTCCTGATTTTATGTATGATTATGATATGAATAAAAAGGGCGAAAGCGGTCTTGCTCCTGACGATTTCAAGAAATATGAGGAACAAAAAAATCTTGATAAAAATTTCGGTTCGTTTGATTTTGGTTTGGATAGTATTAAATCAGTGTTTGACGGCTCGTCCGATTTCTTCAAGTTCTTAACTGCAAGTATCGGTATCTTGCCCACAACGTTTTTAACTATTCTGATTTCATTTTTCGTTATCATGTTAGCAATTTGTGTTGTTAAATGGGTCTTGAAGTAGGGGGTGCAAAATGAATTGGTTTTCACTTATGAAGTCGCTTTTTGTTTCAATTCAACACTTAATGTGTTTGCGTATTCGTTTCGGTGAATTTAGTTTCACTGTTGGTGCAATGATTATAGGATTGTTTGTTATATCCTGCTCCGTTGCTCTGCTAAAATATCTTTTCCACAATACATAACGTAAGGAGTTGTTAAAATGGTTGCAATATTAAAATTATTCGTCCTGTCACTAATAGTCATTTTGACTATTAGTGCAGTTCTTGGCGTGGTGGCGTTCTTCATAGATATCCACGCTTTTAAATCTGAAAAAGACTTGTCGCTCCCTCGTAAACGGCTTATTGAGACACTATACGAGGAACAGGAACTCAAAAAGAAAGCGGCTGAACAGTCGCAGGACACGCCACAGAGCGACAATCAAGAGCCTGAGAAAGTGGGGTGGTAAATGTGTTATATGATGTTCAAAACGCTTGCTATCAGCTTTTAAAGCTACTCGGCTGTGACTTAGCCGCTATTGACGTTATTAAAACGTGGAAACAATTCGGCGTGCTGTGCTTGGAGTTCGTCTTTGCTTGCATTATGCTTTTCCTGCTTTGGAAAATGCTCTATAATGCAATGGTTCGATTCTTCAACCCTCGGAGGTGATAACTATTTTTACTTATTTGTCTTTTCTCATTATTGGTGTTATACTTTATTATAATTTTTATGATGGTGATGAATAATGATTCTTTTTGATTACTTTGTACGCCTGCCTTCTCTGGCGGCGTATGTAGCTTATGATAAGGCTACGGCTTTATATTTTAATTGGTCGCAGATTTTCAACGGTTGGGGTATACACTTATTTGTCGGCAAATTCGGTGCAGGAAAAACTTCTCTCATGGTCGCCGAAGCTTATGAACTCTGTCGCAAATATCCGCAACTTCATATATTGACAAATATCAATATCAAAAACTTTCCCGATTATACGGAGATACTTCCCTTGAACACTGCACAAGATATCCTCAACGCCCCTAAAAACACGCTTGTACTTATTGATGAAATAGGTACTATTTTCAATAGCCGTGACTTCTCGGGCGGTAAATGTGCCGTTCCTAAACCTCTATTTCAGCATTTGTGCCAATGCCGTAAACGGCGTATGATGATATATGCAACAGTGCAACGTTTCAACTTGCTTGACAAACAAATAAGAGATATTACCGCAGACGTGACCGCTTGCCATACGCATTTTAAACACCCATTTTGCCGTATACAGACTGGTTACACATATGACATTGAAGAATACGAACTCTATGCGGAAAATAAGGCTTATACTCCTGCTCAGATGTATAACCGCACATACTTACAGACAAATAAACGCCGTCAGCTCTACGATACATCACAGCTTGTTACGAATATGCTTGCAAAAGAGTATCTCAGTGATGAAGAAATACTCGCCAATCGTGAGGGCATAGAGCCTAACACACAGCCACTTGACCGAAAGCAAAAGAAATCTATTCGCAAGCGGAAAAATGCTTGGTAATGAAACAACTCGCAGTGGTTGCCGTGAGGCTCACTGCGAGTTGTTGTTGTTGTCGTTATTGTTGTAATTATTGCCCTGACTAAATCTATTAATCAGTATCATATTAGTGTCTAACAAGTTCTTGTTCATCATTTCAAGTCGCTTGTTGGTTTCCTGTAATTCCTTGTATGTCTTTTCTGTGTTGCCTGCCGTGCAGATAATAGCAACAAACAATATTATGTTGATTATGATAGCAATTATTGCTATCACAACAGCCGTTGTAACTGCTGTTTCGCTCATTTCAATTAAACCCATGTTCTCACCCCTCGTCCGTATGTGTTTTTATTACTATGTGGCTGTCCTCTGCTGATTTTATCTCCTGTCTGACAGCATATTTCAAATAGCCTGCCTTTGACATTCCTAGTTCTTTTGCTCTGTCCTCTATCATTCTGTTAAACCCTTTAGGTGCTTTAAATTGCACTTTCTCTGTGTTTTCCTTATCCCATTTATCACGGGCTTTTCTTTGTGCTTCTGATACTGCCATTAAATCACCACCTTGCTATTATTATACATCATAATTTAGTAAATGTCAACAATTATTTCTACGGTATCCCGTAACAGTTTCTTTACAAATAGTTTACTCTATATATGTATATCTCTACGGTATCCCGTAGTATAATATATACAGACAAAGGGAAAGCGGATAATCCACAAACCGCAGAAGAAAGGGTGTTTAAAATGAAAAAACTAATTTTATATCGTGTTGATTTTGATATTAAAAAATTCGGTGAACATCATTATTTTTACTATTGCTACGCTCATAATGCTAAAGAAGCTCGCTCTTTTGCTGAAAATGCTTGGTATTCTTATAATATGTCACATATGTTTCATATATCTGTTTCTCGTGAGCTTAACAGCTCTATTGTATATAATCTTTGTAACTTTTATCTTGTTCGTGATTATTAACAGTTCTAGGGGGTTGACTGTTTCAGCCCCACCCCACAAATTTAAACGAAATGAGGTGATAGTATGTTGACAACTTTTATTTTAGGTTTCGGCGTTCCTTGGTTAATATTTTTTCTTTTTTGGAATGATGATGACGATTAAATCTCGAAACTTTGATAGGGAGAACAACTTCCCCTTTGTCAATACCTACTTATGTCTTTCTCAACCAAACCCCACTCCTGTGGGGCGGTCGGTCTGCGACCGTTTCAGACGGCGTAGCCGTCGGAGCCGTCGGCTCTGGAGATTTTCGGCTTGCGAACTTTCGACTTAGACAAAGGTAAAGAGCCGAAAACTGCACGAATGTGCAGCTCTTTCACTTGTTGGGTTTTTCTTTTGGAATCTCTCAACCTCTCGGAAGAAGTCGGGGTATAGTATTACCCCCGACTTCTGATACATGATACAAAGTAGTTTAAACAGCGTAAATGCGTGTTTTCCCATGTCACAAAATTTTGTGACAACTTCTGATACAAGATAAGGTGGTGTTTCTATATATGGCGGAGTTTAATTGCCGCTCTGCTTTCTGTGTTATAAATAACCCTCGCTACGATATTACATACAAGCACAATGAAGAGGGTGAGATAATCAAAGACGAGAACGGCAAGGCGGTTATATTAAAGCAAGAGCCTACGGAGTATCATTCGTTGACAGAACAACAGATATGTGATGATGTTCTTAATAAGTGGGTCGGTGATGATGATAAGCGAACAGGAGCGGTTTTATTCTGCGTTTCTGCCCTCGGTCTTGAACACTTGCATTGTGTGTTTGAAAGTGAAAAGACGTTCCGTCCGTTGTCTGCCTTGAAAAAGCTTTTTCCAAAGGTACATATTGAGATAACCAAAGGAAACAAAAAGCAAGTCGAGGACTATATAAACAAGGTCGGCAAGTTCGAGGAAAAGGGCGAAACGATAATCGCAAGATCACAGGTCGGTGAAATAAAAGGCTGTCAAGGCAAGCGTAACGATTTGATTTCAATGTCTGATATTCGTGACTTGATTTATAGCGGACAAACTCCAAATGATATATATAGACAATATCCGCAGGCTATCAAGTCCAAAACTGCAACCGAAGAATTATTCTATTTGTACCGAAAGGACAACACACCCCCCGAACGTGATGTTAAAGTGCATTGGCTTTTCGGTGGCACAGGTTGCGGAAAATCGTATACATACATTGAACTATGTGAAAAGCATGGTGATGTAAATATCTATCGTGTGACCGACTATGACCACCCTTTTGACTGCTACCAAGGAGAGCCGATATTAATACTTGACGAGTTTCGAGGGCGTATCTCATACAGCTACTTGCTCACTCTGCTTGACAAGTACCGCTCTCAGGTATCTGCACGATACAGCAATAAAATGACGTTATGGACGGAAGTATATATAACATCGCCGTTCCTGCCTACAGAACTTTATCAAAAGGCGGCTGAACGTAATGACGGCATAGACAAGCTTGAACAGCTTACAAGGCGTATTGATGATATAGTGTATTGTTTCAAATATACCGCCGAGAACAACAGCGGTACATTTTATTGTAAATACAACGTTGATTTTGACCTGCATTGTGATAGTCACGCTATCCGTGAACAGTGTTCACACGTTCGTCACGAGGTTTCACAAATGGGATTGTTCACACTTATGGACGGCTTAACGTCAAAATTTGTTGAAAATAAATCGCAAAGTTAGTGTCACGAGGAAAATTTTTAAACTCTGAAAGGAGCAAAGCGACTGTAAGAGGTTAAAAATTTAGGCAATGGAACTTGTGAACGCAGTGAACAAGGTCGCTTGCCGTTCCGCCACAGCGTCAGCCGTGGCATAAGTGACACGATAAAGAAAAACCAACGTAAAAGCCAACTCAAAAGCCGAAAAAGCAAAACAAGCCAAACAAAATAAAGTAAAAATATTTAACGTAAGAAAACGGCAATTTTACAATGCCGTAAAAATATGGTATAAATAAATTAGGAGGTACACCATGAAGCAAAAAGAAATTTGCAAGGAAGAAATCATCCTGTTCTATTTGTGGCTCTGTGGCACGATAGGCAAGGAGAAAGGAGAGGATAAAAGGCTTGTGTATCTGTGTTGCCCTGCTGAGCGTGACACGCTCCTCAGGCTGTTTCTTGAAGAATACAACGCACAGCACCGCTATAGTGCATTTAAAAAGGCTTTCAAGCCTACCACACGCATTATTACAACAAAAAGAGTGTAGCCATTATAAGCCCATGTATTGGCGTACATGGAATGACTACACCCAAATAACACCCACGCAAAAGGAGTTATTACCATGAAATTTAAAGAATTTTATTACAAGGACTTTCGCCCCTCATATCTTGAGGGCGTTGTCCGCTATCCTGAGCAAACCGATTATGTGATAGAGCAGAATTGCAAGCCGATTAACGGCAAGGACCTTTCCGAAATCGGTCTTTCAGATCTCAACAACCTTATCAAGATATGTGATGATACATATTGCATTGACAGAGTAAAAAAGCTCCGCAGTGTCCTAAAGCGTATCATGCGTTATGCGTATGCTTGCCGTTACACGTCTATTGACCTATCTGCATTTGAGTTAAGGCGGTGCAGAAAACGCCCTGAAACAGTTCAACAGCTATCATTTACGGCAGAGCAAGCGGCGTTTCTGACTTCTGGTGATAGCACAATAATGAAGATGTTCCGTTTTGAGTGCTTGACAGGTTTACGCCGTGAAGAAATACTCGCCTTGCGTTGGGAGAACGTTGATTTAAAGGCTCGCCGTATCTTCGTTTGTCAAACTGTTGTTGTTTTAAAAGGCTGTGCAAGGCTCGTGAATGATACAAAAAACCACAAGTTCCGCTATGTTGAACTTAACGAAACAGCTTATAAACTTCTTCTCTCGTTGCCTGTGACCTGTGATTTTGTTTTCGGCAATCCTCGTTCAAAGAACTTTCTCAGCCCTCGCCGTTACCACGAGGAGTATAACACAATGTTCATTCGCAAGAATGAGGAATGGAAAAAGACCCATTCCGACGGCTTACCGCACCTTACACCGCACAAGTTCCGTCACACATTCGCAAGTCTGCTTACCGCTAACGGAGCGGATGTCAAGACAGTTGCCGACTTGCTCGGACATTCAAAGCTTGACACTACAAATATTTATTTGCACTCTTATGATGATTTACGCCGACAGGCGGTCGATAAGATACAATTAGATAATTAATTTAACAACCGCACTGCGGACTATTGGTCGGAGTGACCGGATTTGAACCGACGACCTCTACCACCCCAAGGTAGCGCGCTACCAATCTGCGCCACACCCCGATATCGTATATATTATACCCGATTTGGATACAATAGTCAAGAGTTTTCAATCAAAATAAAAAAATTGCAAAAAAGGTATTGACATTCACATTCATTTGTGATATAATAAATAAGCACTCAAGAGAGAGCACAAAAAATATCGCGGGATGGAGCAGTTCGGTAGCTCGTCGGGCTCATAACCCGAAGGTCGTTGGTTCAAATCCAGCTCCCGCAACCAGCAAAGAGAAGTCTTGAAAAAAAGGCTTCTCTTTATTTTATTTACACGAATAATAATCAGAAATCATTCTGAGAATTAAGTTTGCCGAACTTTCCGCAAGTACGACAGGAAAGATTAAAGAGCCTATCATGAAGGGCACAGTGAAATTGATAGTCAAGTGAAAAATCTCTCCGCAACTCACCGAGAGTGTATTCTATTTTCCCATACAAAAGAAAAGCATCAAATATATTAATTACCTTACGATATTCATGATAAAGGTGAAGATACTCACGAACATAGTAGTTTGAAATAGTCATTTTCAACAATCCTTTCAACTTGACATTTAGTAAAATTTGTGTTATACTCGGATTTACAAAGCGGAGGTTATCCGAGTTTGTGTGTGAATATGTAGTCGGTGTATTTTGACGGATTGCCGACTACATTTTTTTATGCTTCTTCAAGCATTTGTTTGAGTTCGTTAATCAGCTTTGATAAAGCTTCATATTCGCAATCAGCATGAATATTCTGAGCCTTGTCTATTATAATTCTAAGCTGTTCACGCTTTGCATACTTTATCGCAAGTTCTGTAGCTGTAGGCATGTTCTGCATTATCCTCACTCCTTTCAATTTCCTCCGCTGTGAAAGTTCCCTTTATCTCTTTCACTATATATATTATAGCATATCGGGTACAATATATCAATTGATAAAATAAACAAATATATAGGGTACATATTGTGCATTATGTATATTGTACACATATATAAAACGTAGTATAATATCAGTAAAGGCGGTGATATTATGGCATATTCAGAAGCACAAAAAAAAGCAACTGCAAAGTACATGAAAAATAAGCTTGACGATATCAAGGTACGAGTACCAAAAGGCAAGCGTGAAGTCTACAAAGCCCATGCAGAACGGCAAGGCAAGAGCCTGAACGCCCTTATAATCGAACTATTAGAAAAGGATATGCAGGAGCATTAAGCCCCTGCATTTTTTTATTAGTCATTTTCCTGCTGTTTTGCATGCTCTCTCATAAATTGAGGAGCGGAACAATTTTCACAAACAGTTGAATCCGTAAAATGATAAACACATTCCTCGCAGTAACCATAACAGCCGCACTCAAAGAAACCGCATTTCTTATTATCACACTTACCGAAATCAGTATTTTCCTTGCACCAAAAATTAAACTCTTTCATTTTCAACATTCCTTTCAAAATTCTCAATAATCATTTCAAGAACATAGCTCACATAAAGCAAAAACACCCCTATATGAGCCGTAAGCACTACCCTCATAAGTTATCACCCTTGTAAGGTGAAAGCTTATAGCCTATCGTTTTCGACATCTGAGCTTTATTCTCAGCAGATACATGAGTATATGTATCAGCCGTAAGCTTGTATGTACTGTGACCGAGCCACTCCGAAACCTCTTTCATACTGAAACCGCTATTAAGCATAAGCGTTGCATTGCTGTGTCTAAGGTCATGTATACGAATTTTCGGTAAATCATTCTTGCGGAGCAAGTCTTGAAAGGCGTGCAATACATAATCATAGTGAAGCGGTACCCCCTCAGCGTTCACACACACATAATTCCTTGCCTTGCACAATGGAGCTTGTCTGCTATAAAGCTTATGCAAGTAGTCAAGTTGTTCATCACTTAGAGGAAATTCACGGCGAGATTTTACAGTTTTCATTCTCTTGTTTTGACTTTCGACCCAATGCCCTGACTTATAGTCTTTTATCCTCGTTCTTGTTTCACGGATATAAAGACAACGCCCGAGGAAGTCAACATTCTCCCACCGCAAACCGAGTATCTCAGACTTGCGAAGTCCAAACCACACAGCGAGATACACAAAGCTTTCTATCTGAGTACCATAAGCCACACGCAGGAGCTTCAAGAGCTGTTCTTCTGTATAATATGACATTTCATTTTCCACCTTTCGAGGAAGTGAAAAAGCCGTGTAAGGATTTTTGCTTATAAAATCGTTCTTATATGCGTAATTCAGACACGCACGCATGACTTCATGATGTTTACGGAGCGTATTCACAGAAAGCCTTGTATCATGCAGTATGTGCCTTTGATAGCCCTCTATGTGCATAGGCTTGAAATCAACAAGTCTAAGTCCTTTGCTCTTGAAATAAGGGTAAAGGTATTTTGTTATGATACCTACATAGCCATCATAAGTTGACGGAGATTTTCTGTAACACGTTTCATTATTCCATACTATGATATAGTCACAGAACAAAATTTTATCCGTGTCAATGTTTTCAATGCTCATTATCATTTTGCCAAGGTCCTTTCCTGATGATAGTTGTTATAGATTTTTACCTTTGTCACGTTATCAAGCTGATGAAAGACGGCTCTTGAAAGCCTGTGCTTGCGGAGATATTCAAGGAAACTTTTTGATTCAGTTGCAGGCGAAGTATTACGTAAAGCCCTAACAATATCAGAATTGCAATCGTTATTATAAAAGCTTTCAAGTATTTGTTGCTGAACATTTTCAGACAATGACAAATAATGATTATAACTAATCCTGCAAGTATCAGATAGAAAACGTTGAAAAGCAATAAGCATTTCATCATTCATTTAGTTCACTCCTTTCAAAATAATCATCATATTCCTTGCGGTATTCGTCAGAGTAAATATAATCAAGGAAATCTGCAATATCATCAAACCTAGATGAAACCTCTTCAAAGTTCGGAATAATATTTACATTTGTATTGTATTTATACTGATTAGAGGTATAAGGTTTTGTGATAGCCGACTTTGAAACGCTATCAAAATCGGTATTACTGTATATGATCTGAGGGTCTCGATTACAGTTTCGACTGCTCCAATAATACTTGCCGAATATCTTATTATTGCCCTTTGTAATATATTTTGTGATATAGAACGCAAGAGCCGCCGAATTATTTTCCACAGGAATAGCCGTGGAAAAGCCGTATTTCCATTCAGGTATATTATACACAACGTTTCTAACGTGCAAGTTTTTTTCATCAATAGTCTTTAATGTAACAGGCTTGTTATATCCAGTTACAAGCCTTGTGCCTGAATCGACCATATCAAAGCAATCATTGATAAGAGCGTGGCAATGTATACCGCCGTTCTTATGCCTTTCAGGAATGAGCAAGTATTTCATATCTTTCCGCTTGACCTGATTTTCAAGCCACCGCCTAAGTTTTTTCTTAACAAAATCAGCATTAGAAAAATCGTATTCACTACCATTGAAAGTGATAGTGAGAAAATACGCCCACTCATTTGAAAAAGCTATATCAAAGACCTTGTCTTTTGCACGCTTTAATATATCTGTCCGTTCCCCTCTTTCCTCTTTTGAAACCTTTGCAGGCTTTTTGATTATCTCAAACATATCTGTTTGAACATCTTCTTCCTGCTGAGATTTCTCAAATTTCTCCCATTTTCGTTTAAGCTGTAATATTTTCTGATTTTGCTGATATTCTTCAAGGTTTTTGTCAACGAATATGTAATTGTTGCAATAAGTTGTTGTTGAAGAGCCGTCAGCATAGATTTTTGTTTTAGTATTTTTTAAAACGACCTCAGGGGGTAAATCATAAAAATTTGCCATTTTCCCACCGCCATTTTAGTTTTTGACGGAAATTTGCGGTTATTATCAAGTATATAACCGCAAATTTCTAAGCTTGCAAGCTGTTCGCCACGGCGCACGCAGGAGCGTGCGCACGTGGCTGAATCAATCTTGCATAGCTTTTAAAATTCTGCTTGCTATTTTCTCTTGCTCAGTTGTGCGCCCGATTTTCAGCCCCTTAACGATTTCTTCTGTATCATAAAGCGACCTTAATTCATCAGTAGCACAGAAAGTTTCTTTCCATTCTTTCGGACGTTTCCTCGTTCCTGCACTGCCCTGCTCTCCGTTAATAAGATAGTTTTCTTTTGTATAGCACTTATTGACGATAAGACGTGAATTAAAATACGCCTTACAATCTATGATATAATTGACCTGCTCACGAATTATTTTTGTACACCTTTTCCACTCCTGAGCCGACCCCCATATACACTTGTGTAAATGCCGTTGCAGTGAGATATATTCGAGAAGCTCGTCCGGAGCATCTTTCCATGATTGAGAATTAAGAGTCAGGTGCATTTCATCGAACAGAAACAGCACGCCTTGATTAACACCGTTTTCGTCAATATTCTCAACGTTCAAGATATCTTCCCAACAATCAAAAAATCTATCAGCCACTTCCGTATGAAAGTTAGCACAGATAAGCACTTTCGGAAATCTACTCTTGACCTCTTGCGCACGTTTCACCATGCTTATAGTTTTACCTCGACCGCCTAAGCCGTTATAGAGATATAGCCCATACATATTGAACGGAACTTCTTCACCTTTAAGCCGTTTTCTAATAGTCTTGAAAGTGTCCTTTACCGACAAAGGAAAAGCATGAAGCACAGGAGTTCCAAACAGCATAAGAAGCACGATAACGCCCACCACAACGCTTCCCAAGGCGAGAGGTATAAGCATAGCTTTCCAATTGATGTTAGCAAATGCCGACCACATTATAAAAGCCCCCTTACAAAGTTCACAAGTGCAGATACAAGCAGAAGTCCGAGAACATAGAAAATGCTCTCAAACATCAATTCAAGATTTAAGAATTGGTCAAGCTGATACAGAAAAGAAATCATATCCCTAAGAGCTGAATAAGCTTCATCACTTATTGAGAATGACTTAAAGAACGGCAGACTAAAGAACAGCACTACTATTTTCGCAGTTATCATTATTCTCCCTCACTTTCACTTGATTCATGAAGCTGTATTCCGAAGCAACGGAACAAAGCCTTAATTGTCGCATAGATACAGATAGCGTACATTGCTATAGTTGAAGCATTGAACAGCGCACTCTTAAGCTCGTTCGGAGCGGAGTTCATATTAAAATCAAAGTTCTTTCCGAAAAGTGTAAACGTAACTGAATTTGATGATGATTGCTTACCCTGCTGAAAAGCTTTTCTCAACTTTGCATAAGCAGGAAACTTGCTTTCTATAGCCACATTCAAATCTTTTGAGTTAGGTACAAAAAGATAGGTCACGAGCTTCTTCAAGTCGACCACGAGATTATACAGTGCAATGCCGATATTTTTAACGATAGTCCACAAACACTTGCCGAGCCACTCAAAAATGCCTAAGAAGTTGAAGAATACAAATTTCAAAGCCGCCCAAAGCCAACGGAAGAATCCTGTGAAAGCGTTCCACAGAAATTCAACAACCGCTTTTACAAAGTCTGCTATGCCGTCCAAGTCATGAAACATATCAAAATTAACGTAATCCCTTATATCAGGAAAATCAGTATCTATATAATCAGACAATGACGGAAATTCTTCATAATCTTTCTTTTCGCTGAAAGGCTCTTTCTTGTGACTATCTACAGTATCAGCAAGGCTGTACTCATAACTTGCGGCGCAAAATCTATCCTTATATAACGCTTCATCGCCCTTGCCCTTAGCAGCTATAAGGAAGAAATAAAGCTTGCCAGTATCTTCAATATCCTTATTGCTGTTATACCGCATAATGCCGTCACGCATAACATTCAGAGGGATTGAGCCATGCAAAGGGTTTTCTTTTGTGAAATCTCCCGAAGTGTCCATAGGGAGATAGTACCAGCCGTCAGAGTTAGGATAATCCCATTCTGATTGATTAGACACGGCAATGTTTACGTTGTATACATCATTATCATTTTTCGGTTCAAAATTAAACAAAAAGTTTTTGCTATCATCATCATAAGTAATAGAAGCTTTATATGGTTTATTGCTTGAATACTCTAATTTCTCGCCGTCATTTGTAATAGTAATATTAGTGTCAATAATGTGCCAAGCACTAGCAGAACTATTTTCATTTAGATAAATTTCTTGTGTAGAATCAAAGAATGTAGGAGATTGTGACGATGAAGTACTAATAGTATACCTATCGTCATTCCAAGAAGTATAGTCCCATTTATCATAATAACAATATATTTCAGGAGAAAACCGAGATATATTAAATTTGCCATTAGTTGCACTAATAGTATCTGTAGGAAACGAAATAAGAGTAATAATAATACCATACTCGTTTGGTGCATACCAATACGCTATATAATTTTTATCATCTAATGTACCACCCTGTGCTTTTACTCTATCCACCATAGTAGATACAACTTTAAGAATATGAGCTTGTTCTGAAATAACGTCCATTACATCATCAGAAGAAGCAAACACAGGCACCACGCAAGCCGAACACATCACGATAAGGGCAAGCACTAATGACAGCGTTGCTTTAAGTTTTCTATTTATCATAATTCCCCCTTAAAAATTGGCATAATAAAAGGGCAGTTCACTGAATGAACTGCCCTCGTTGCTGTCAGGCTTACGCCTTTACGTACTTTTTGAACATTCTGATAGCAATGCCGATTACAGTTGTCAGAGTTATCACAGGGATAAGAGCGACGATAGAATCGGAAATGCCCTGCAGAGCAGAATTAGCGAACTGTGTCATAAGTTCACCGACATTTACGAGAGTATTGCCACCTTCTGCAGTTGTAGAAACAGGATTCATTAACACATTCTCCTTTCTTAATTAATTAAGCTATATATCCACTTGCCAAACTTGATGACAAGATAAATACCGATAGATATTGTTATCAAAAAGCATATAGTGCCTAAATATGAAATTGTAATATTTTGATTATTGATTATAGTGTGCTGATTTTCGATAACAGCCGACATAGTATATTCATCAGTCTGCTCAGAGGTAGAAACAGACGATACATCAATTTGTGAAGAAGTGACATCATTCAACGCCCACAACCTCAATTCCCTGAGCCTGCCGCTCCAGTTCCTTAACACGGAACTGCAGTTTAGAAATTTCTTTATTTTTCTTATCAATTGCCTTAAAGCAACGAGTAAGGCAATAAAACAAGGCAAGCGCCACCACCAAGCAAAAATAAAGTGCGTATACTGTCATGTTCAAGCCCCCTTAGATAATGACCGCTTCAAGCTTCTTCTTATCGTTGTAGAAATACTGGATTTCCGTTCCGACAAGTTCTCCGATATCTTTCATAGACACATCTTTGCCGAACACGTTTCCTCTTTCGCTCCAAGCACACTTGCAGTCATTGGCGATAGTGTAACCGACACCCTGAACGAAATTTGAATCATCTGCCAACTTGTTTTCTATAGGCTTTTGCACCTGTAGCACCAAGTTGTCATAGTCGATTGATTTTCCGTTATCGTCCGTAAATGTGCCTTTCTTGTGGATTGCTCCTATAAGTATTCCTCTCATGTTTTTTCCTTTCTGCGGTTGAGGTTATCCGCTCACCTTTACTTTGCGTTTAGGTCATATGTAACCTACAATTAGCATTATAGGTCACATATAGCCTATTGTCAAGACTTTTAAGGTCACTTGTGATATAATTTGTTTACTTAAACAAAATTAAGGTAATTAAATTATGATAAATAACCAAAAGTGTAACAACAAAGGAGTGACAAAAATTAGTACAAATTATTATCCAAGGTTGAAAGACCTCAGAGAGGACAAAGATTTAAGCCAAGAAGATGTGGCAAGAATACTAGGGACAGAGCAATCATATTATGCCAAGTATGAAAACGGCGTAAGACCAATCCCATTTGAAAGAGTAATAAAGCTTGCGATTTTTTATGATGTGAGCATTGACTATATAGCAGGATTGACAAATGACAAGCGCGGCAGAGGATACAAGGAGCAAAGCAACGGAAAATACAACATAACACAGAAAAACAGCCCTAAGGCTGTTATCAAAATCAAGGAGGAAAAGTAAATGGAAGCGGTATTAACAACCTTAACATTTTGGTTTATAGCCGGGCTAATCGTATTTATACTGATAATCATATCAATCATTGGAACATGGTTTGAAGCACGTGAAATGCGCAAGGAACTGGAGCAGGTCAACGCATACCTTGCAACGCTCAATGACAACTTGATTATAGGTTTTCAGAACAACGACCGCCAAAGCCGCAACTTCTGAGAGCCTGCCGCCCTCGTTCCTGCTTTCCTGAGCTGTCGCTCTTGCCGTCCTGCGGAGCTTGTGCGCTTTTCTGCACTGTGCTGTCGCCCCTGCCGTGCTGTTTCTCCCTCGTGGAGTTTGTGCGCTCCTCCTGCGCTGTGCTGTCGCCCCTGCCGTGCTGTTTCACCCTTGTGGAGCTTGTGCGCTCCCCCTGCGCTGTGCTGTCGCCCCTGCCGTGCTGTTTCTCCCTTGTGGAACTTGTGCGCTCCCCTGCGCTGTGTTTGGTGCGAACTGCGTTCGCAATGAGGGGGTATCTTGAGCGGCGTTCCCCTCTTTTTGGAGCATTGAAAGCATTGAAAACATTGAGAGTGTTGAAAAATCATAGATTTTCCAACACTCCCAACATTTCCAACACTTCCAACACCCCAAAAATTCAC